CTTTAGGGCCCCATTGGGGCCCTTTTTAAACTATTTGAGATCAGTGTAGATCAGAATGCGTATTTGACAGTAGCAGCGATACCGTTTTGAAACTCAGTATTACTGATGTTGACGTGCTTGAGAGCTGCGCGGACAGAGAAGGCTTTGTTGATAGGATAATCCACACCGACTTGGTAAGTCTTCTGGTTAGAAGAAGCGTCGGCTGTATTCAAGCGATAGTCAGCTGCAACAAATGCTGGAATGCCAAATACAGTGGCGCGGACCTCAGCACCAGCGTCAGCAAAATGACCGTCAGCGTTTAGTGTATTGACATTACCGATTGCCACACGAGGAAGCACAGCATGGCCACCAATCACTAGCGGGTAGGTATAGCCAACTTCGTATCCAGTTTGGATATTTTGAATGCCGTTGGTCTTGTCATTGGTTAGAGCGCCGTCGATTGTGCCGTAGTTGGTCGCTTGACTGAGACTAACAGTTGCCTTTTCTTGTTGGGTTTTGTTACCCTGGCTTGCAACGCCGAGATACTCGTAACCAACACCAAGGGTGGTTGCAGAAGCGGTCAAAGCAGCAGAAGCGATAACAAAAGCGGTGAAAAGTTTCTTCATTGTATATTCCTTTAAAGTAATGAAAAGTAGTGAGTATGACTACCCACTAATATTAACAATCTCCGAAATGGAGATTGTTCTCAACCGGCGATTACGTCGCCGTGATGATCGTATACTGGCTTAGAGATGTTCTTCATCTCTTCCAGCAGTTGTTCGAGGTCGTATGGGTACAGATCATTAGTATCAATCCCCACGTCCTTGATCCGTCCTTGTACCACACAAGGAGTACCATGTAAATGTCCATGCAGCATTACTGCACCGTGTCCCATTCCGTCCCAGCTTGCGAACGGATAGTGACTCATTACTACGCCGACACCACGTGCACTGAAGCACGCGTAGTCCTTGATATCAATGAACAGTGTTTCCAGTTCAGGCGACTGCATCAGGCCACGATCGTGGTTGCCACGGATCAGCGTCTTGTCACCGTTCAACCGGCGAATCAATGCTGGAGCCTGGTCAATGCGCCCCATCGCCACATCACCCAAGATAAACACGTGGTCACCTGGCTGCACCAGTGTGTTCCACTTCTGAATGATTTCTTCGTTCATCGCTTCGATGTAGTGTTCGTACACCGGCGAATCATCCAGATTCATTCCAACTTGCTGTACAAACTGTCCACGACTTTCTGGACAGTACAGTGCGATGTTTTTGTGGTTAAAATGTAAATCGCTCGCCACGAAATGGCGGCGATATGAATGATACTTTTCCTTATGCATTGTTGTCCAATAATTTAATTGCTTCGTGGGCCAGGGCTCGATATGAGTCTCTGGCTGATATAAAATAAGCTTGCCACCATTCGTCTACTTGCATTGCTTTTTCATCAGGATACGGCAGCATTCGTGTTGGCATCGGGTCGTGAGTACCGTGCGAGATTTGTATAAGCAGCTCGCGCAGCTTCGCTTTAGTATTTACTGTCATCTAGCATACTCCAATCCCAAAATTTAATAACCGACACACCAGCATGGTGGCCATCGCGCCATGTCATATCCGGGTGAATGAAATACTCCGGATCATTCGATTGATACCGTTCAATGTTAATAAGATCGTTGCTCACTGTTCGAATACCGCGCTGCGAGAGTACCTCATCCGCACGATACAGAAACGTGTTCTGCAAGTCGCTCGGAATATCCGCGTGATCAAATCCAACGCACTGCGCTCGCATTTGAATCTCGTGATAGTACTCGAACACACACTTGCGCTTTGCTAGTGTTCTCCATTCCGCTGGGGTGTAGTGGGAGGATGGATGTGAAGGGTTGCTACCGAGAATCTTGCAGCCACTATACATTCCAAATACCAGCACCACACCGATCAATGCCGTGACTAGTTTATTCTTCTCTCCTCTACTGTTCGATGGGGTCAACCAGATGCACAACATCCAGAACCACTTAACTACAAAGAACACCGCAATGATAATCATCACCTGATTGACCATTTGGCCAAAACTGTTTTCTTTATCATTCATTTTGATTCTCCTTATCGAATTGCTTTAGTTTCCCAAAAACGCAGCAGGCTGTTTTCCGGGCGAGTTCCGTCTTTGTAGAAGAGCACAGGGGGACTAAAATCCTGTGGGTCGTTAGTTAGGTAAGCACCAAGCCAAAAGTTACTAGTTTTATATTTGATGTTCCTGTCGTCGAGTATACGCATCGGATCCTGATATCCAGTCACAGCACCCATTCCTTGCAAGTCTTTTGGCAAGTCGGGAGAGTCCAATGCAGTGCAGTACGCGGTGTATAGAATATCAGTTGCTGTCCCGCCTTGTCCTTTTGATTGGAGTATGCACTTGCGATTCATTAATTCACGAAACTTAGCTGGAGAATACGCAAGTGACGGATGTGATGGTGCAGATGTTGCAGCATCAATAATCAGTGTTGCACCAGTGAGCAAACCTGCCATCACAACAAACATTACCGCGATCCGCGCTTCACCGAACATTCCAGCTGGTGTCAGTTTATCTGCAGCAGTGACTAGACTGTATATAAAGGCCAGTGCGACGACCCCTAGTAGGATACTCATACGATTCTCCAATTACATGAACAAACTCTTGTCGACGATCGAGTGCTTGATTTGGTCCATTTGTTTTAGCGACACCGGGTACTGAATGTTCACAGACCCTTCGCTCTCAGTACCTTGTGTCATAACAGCGAGACCAAACTTCTTAGCGATGTGTCGCATCGCTTGGTTTTGTGTCAAGCAAACCATGTAGATCCGTGTGATTGAGTATTCAGTCACTAGCTGGTACCCACGCGCAAACATCAACTGACCGAGCTTGCGGCCACGATGTAGCTCAGCAGTAGTAAACGCAAATTCTGCAGTGTCGTCAACTGTGGCAACGTGCAGTGTAGCAACGAGATCGTTCCCTTGTTTGATGCCGAACCAGAAGTCAGCACGTTGCCGCGTGTTCACAGTCTCGAATGATTTTTTAACATACGTCTCCAGCCGCTCTGGGGTAATTTGATACCCAAAGCGGAGGTATAGGTCATGGGCATTCAACTCCAGGATGTGTTGGACGATGTGCATTGCAGAATCGTCAAACAAGCGCACCAGCGAGTAGTCTTCGATGTTCATATTGTGGCAGCTTTGGCTTGCGCAACAGCAAGCAGTTGGTTCATTGAGGTAAGTATACCTTGTATTGTTGTTGCGGTCAACACACTCAATGTTGACGCATAAATAGAGGTGTGGATCACGATGTCTCACCATCTATCCACTCTAACGCTTTAAAGGAGCATCAGCAATGTATTTACGCTTTTACGTATATGCTTATTTGAGAACAAATGGTACACCATACTACATTGGAAAAGGATGTGGGCATCGTGCCTTTGATAAACACGTTCACTTTTCTCCACCCACTGACTTATCTCGTATAGTATTCCTCGAGCGGAATTTAACCGAACTAGGCGCGTTTGCACTAGAACGAAAGATGATCAAGTGGTACGGCAGAAAAGATTTAGGTACGGGTATTTTGACTAATAAAACAGACGGTGGAGACGGAGCAACAGGACACAAACACTCTGCAGCAACAATAGCCCATCTTCGAGCGGTTCACAAAGCAAGAGAGTACAAGCCATCCGAAAGTGCTATTGCTAAACAGAAGGCGTCGAGAAAACAGAACAATAAAAAGAGATCGGCAGAGGCTAATGAATTATGTGCGGGCAATCGACGCGGATTGAGGACGTGGAACAATGGAGTAGTCCACCAGTTTTCGGAAAACTGCCCGGGCCCAGAATGGACTGCAGGCAGAATTCCAAGAAACCAAGAGCAACGAGAAAAGATGGCTGTCGCTGCTCGTAAGCGGTGGGCGAAGGTTACAGGTTAGTAATCCATGTCTTCTATCGTAGTCAAGCTCAGGTGGTTCGTTTTCATCCACGCTTTGAGATCGAATCCTTCTGGAAAGACAAGCACTCTTGATTGCAGGCCGTCGCCGGATGCATAACTTTCGTCGCCTTCGTCTGCTAGTTCTTCCATCTTCTCCAACACATCTTCATCGGTTACCCATTGAATGCCGTTAGAGCCATCACCACTATCTGTAATTACCATATAAATTTTAGTCATTTTTAATTTCCGTGTTAATTTGTTGTTCAAGTTTTAATTTTTCCAACTCTCTTTCGAGGGTAGTTTTTCTTTCGTATGTATCAATGCGGCGGAGATATGTTAATCTGTCCGCCGCATCCATCACACTTGGAGCAATAGTATTAGGATTGCTCGGTAGTAGTGGCATCATAGATTACTGTTAGCCCGAACTTGGTCAAACGTTTGTGTGAACTTTACTTCACCATCCTCAAAATAAGTTTCCATAGCGTCTACCCATTCAAATCCTTTATCCGTCCAGTTAGTTGGTTTATCAACGCTGGTCTGATATTCTCCACCTGACTCCCACAATTTTACTTTGCCTTTCTTTGAGGCTTTTCCGGAGTCAGTAATTGGGTCTTTGAATACATCACGCCATACCAATCGAGATTCAGTATCTGGTCGGCCCATAAATTCAACATCAACATCTTCACGAATGCCAACCGAAGATGCTTTCATAGCAAATTTTAAGGTATCGCGGTCAAGCTGCTGCAATAAGCCACCCCCCATTCCTAGGGCAATGTTATCAGCCGACCAGCCAGCCACATCCACGACACAGCGAAGAATGCTGCTAAGACTAACGCTGTTAATACCGTCCCCCCAAATGACACGAACATTATTAAGGACCTTGTATCCTTTGGCGTTGGTTTCGTAGCCAAACTTTTCACCAAGAATGCGAAGCATTCTTGGTACAACGACCACAGGGTCACCAGAGTCAGGACGAATAACAACAGTTGCACCAGAATTGACCACATCATCTTTTAGTTCCGTTCCCCACATTTCGCAGGCTTTGTAAATATCGTAACTGTCGCTAACCACAGCAACAATCTTACCATCGCCGCCAAACTGCTTAACCATATTGCGGTAAGCGTCTACTTCGTTTGCACGACCCCAGCTTGTAATGGTGCTGTGCTCTGCGGCTGGAATTGAGAATCCACAGACGTCGGCTCCATATACATCCATTGCATAAAGCACGCCAGACATAGTATCAGTACCCATAAAGTTAACCAAATGGGCGGCACCGCCGATACCCGCACTTTCTGTGCTAGATACGCCACGAGCACCAAAGTCGTGGAGCTTAAAATCAATAGTAGTAGGGTCACCGGATTTCTCCAAGTAGTTCAGAATTTCTTGCTTGATGTGCCAGCTAGTGGTACCGACTGTAGTAGGATACCAGATAGCCCTAAGTGCTGCTGTTTCCACCCAGGTAGTGAGCCAATAGCATTCAGGGTCTGTGTTTTCGATGGTACAAAGTACATTTCGGGTCGGTATAACCAATCCCTCTTTTGCAGCACGAATGCGGAGAGGTAGCTTGCCATTGTGCTTATCGAGAATGTACTGCCAACCTGCGCGGTTGAACGGTTCTCCGTGCATGGTCCAGATTTTGTCGGCATAGTCAATGTCTTCCTGTGTGATAGGAGTTGCGAGGTATTTTGAGAGCGCCTGCGCGCCGAGGAATTCAGTTTCGGTGTATTTACCACCACGCGACTCGATGTAAGAGTAAACGTATTCAGTACCAGCTGGGTACTGCTTCCACATGCTAACTTTGTAGCTGTCAGTATCGAGAATAATTGAGTTTTTCATTTTAAAGTTCCTTTAAAGTTAAATGCCTAAAGTCTATCTCTAGGACTTGCTCTTATGGTAACACAAGCTTATTTTGTGCTAAACCAATTTCCGCTTGAGCTTATAAACAAGCTCATCCAAGGTTGTTACCAGCGGTGCTCGAAATCTATTACACACGATTTCAACATTCCCCTTGCGCCAAAATCCATCAGGACAGCACACGATTATTTCAGCACCACTTGCGGCACATAGCCCAAGCTCGAGCAGTGTAATCGGAGATTTTGTGTTCGGGTCGAAGTAGAACACGACTACATCCGCTTGACCGAGCGCGTCCATCTCCCAATCGACCTGCTCTTTAAACTTGGGATTATCAATCGATTGTTCCCAGGTTGGGTCCCAATTGCTACGCCGGGGATTCAGAATAGCGACATCGTAGTCAGCCATTGCTTCGGTCACGACGACTTGCCAATCTACCGCAGTACCCATTTCGATAGAGCCTGCAAGAAAAACAGCTTGTGGAGCATCCCACTCAAGCGAGGTTGGTGATTTGATTTCGATCATAACATTTTTATTCGTTCAAAGCGGATGCCATAATGCTGGCTTCTCCGTTCTACCTCAAATTGCACGCCCTGTGCCGTATCTGTAACGTGGTGCACAATCACTTGCTCATTCGGCTCCATCTTGCCAAGCAAATTAGTCAACGCAAGGCGAAGCGCTACTGAGTTTGGTCGAAAACCATTGTTCATAATGTGTTCGACACAAACAGCATCACTAGCGCTAGGTTCCACGCGCTTCCGACTACACATATCCAACCAAATGCTGGTGTACGATTTTTGAAAGCGGTAATTGCCCACTTGCCGAGTAGTGCAGTACAGCCACCATTGATAAAAAGTCCGATGATCATGCTGCGTGCACCCCAACTACCTCGTGTCCATTCACTGGCTTCAGCTTGAGGAGGTCATCCAACGGAACCGTATGTCGATTCCCATTTTTACTGACCCGATATCCAGGCAGTACCTGATGGCCGTTGTACCACCCGCCTTTGCAATACGCGAGTGGTCTCAACTCGCCAGTGACTTTGATTGAGTACAACCTCTGATTGGTGGTATTCCAAAAATAACCAGGGTACTTAATCGCAACGAACTCTCCGGGCAATACTACCATTTTCGTGCTCCTACAGGGTTAGAACATTGTGGACATTCGATGTAATGAATGACCTCGGACCCGCCACCGTAGTCACGCTCGATCCTCTCCTTCACATCTCTTGGTACGTATTCTAACGTAGCTCCACAATTGTGGCAAACAGCTTGTTTGACAATGGTTGGATGTGGAATGGTGCTGACAACGGTTACCATGTTAGGCTCCAGAAATCTCTGTGTAGCTGTTTAGGAAAATCTTTTGATCGACAATCCAAGTATCAGTATAATCTTCGCGATTACGCACCACAAAGTCGCCTAGTTTGAAACGCTGTATATTTGGCATACCATCAATAGTTTCACCCCAGTTACCTTGTATACAAAAATCTGCCGATCCTAGCATAGTATTTGTAATTTGGCAAAACTCCACGCTGTTTTCCTGCTTTGGATTACACACCATCCAGCCATCTGGATCAATTGCATCAACAGTATACTTGGATAGTAGTTTCTTTGCCGATTGCTGCCACGCATCATTACTTTCACCAATACAAAACATTGCATCAGCATGTACTGGTTCTTTAGCCTCAAGTGTATCCACGAGAAATTTTGCCATTACAGTGCGATCAACAAGCAATGTTACCATTGGTTTGGCACGCAGGCCTTTTGTTTTACGACCCACTTTGTAAGTCAACTTGCTTGTATCTAATAGTTCCATATTATGCTCCTAACTTCCAAGTGCTTGGTGTGTGGATCTTTTGTTGACCACAGCCGACGCTTGGTTTGACATGTTCTGGGTGATCTTTCATCCAGTCCTGCACGTACCACAACTGACCGCATCCGCCGCCGATTGTATCTTGGCCAGCCGGGTCGAATACCCGGACATTGTATCCCTGCTCCAGCAGCTTATTCCCAAAGTCTACAGCCAAATCACGTTGGTAGTTGTTCTTCGCTTCTGCATGAGCATCACGTTCGCAGATTACAGATACAGTCGCTTCCCACACATATGGCGGAAACAGAGATACGATTCGCGACACGTCATCATCGGTATTGTTACCGTCGTGAGCGCAGTAGTTGAAATACGGTTTGCGGCCGGTTTCCAAGAACCAATCTACACCCTCGTTTGCAATCTCTTGTAAGTTCATTTTCTTCTTGAACGGAATCAACTTGTCACGAGCTTCGTCTGTGCTTTCGTGAATGCTAAACTGCAGACCCACGGTAGGAATGCGAACACTCATGTCACGGATCCAAGTGTAATCAACTTTTGGACCAGATGAGCTGATCAGCAGAGCAGCGTTTGGATACTTGGCGTATAGCACGTCAAACGCTTGTTCTAGTGCTTTGTTCAATGCCGGTTCGCCCATGCTCATTACCATGATCTGGAGCTTTTTGATCGCCGTCGGATCAACACCTTCGATTTGACTCGAGAGAATGTACTCAGCCTGTCCAACAATTTCTTCTGCAGTCAAGCTGCGAACAAAGTAATCGCCGGTTCCGCAAAACCGGCAACCCATTGGACAACCACACATTGTGGAAATGCACAATACAGTACGCTCATCATACGTGGGGTACTTGTACAGCACTGATTCAACTGCGATGTCGTCCTTTTCAAAGACGTACTTCTTCACATGCTCTTTTTCGTCTTCAAAGACGTTGATGTTGGTCCACATATTTTTAGTCCTGATGTATGCGTCGTATTGTTTGTAATCGGGGTGAATCATCGAACACCTCCGTTGCTAAAATCATCATGCGCTGGAGGGATGCCGACGGTTTTTTCGTCGTCTTCGAATTGCACAGTACACCCACTGAATGCTTTATGCGAGTAGCGGTCCGCAAAATCAGATATCTCAGCCAAGTTAAACTCGATTTTTTTGACTTTGCGACCAGTGTCACGTTCGAGATATTCCTTGATGATGCTATCTACTGCTGCCTTCTCGAGTGATGCGCTCACTGCGATCTTAAAGGTGTAGCTCATGTTACGCTCCTACTCCCCACTGAATCATTTCAAAGTGATCTTCGAAGCACTCATCGCTGCGAATTTCTGCAATTGGAACCCAACGTGCCTTTTCGGCGTCGTCAGCACCCTTTACCTTTGCAAGTGGACCGTCAGGCAACACGATCTTGAAGCAGTGTGTGATGATACGGCCACGAGGAGAACGATCGATCGCATCAAACACTTTGTTTGACTGAATGCTTCCACGCAACACTGGAGTTGGAACCTTGATCATCGTTTCTTCACGCAACTCACGCAACATCGCGTCTTCCACACTACGGTCGGTGTTTGCATTGACAAAACCACCAGGCAGTGCCCACAGTCCCTTACCAGGCTCAGAGCGGCGCTTGACCATCAAGATATGTCCACTTTGGATAACCAGTGCGTCAGCTGTGCTCAGGATCGGAGGATATTTCAAACCAGCGTATTGCTTTTTGTACTCAGTAACGAATTCGCGCTCGCGCACAACTTGTTCGTGTTCTGGCGTATCGCAGAATTGGTTCAACAAATCAAATGTAGTAGGGGGGACGACGTTTCGAATGAAATTCATGTTGGGATCGCGCTTGAAATACAAGTCGCGAATTTCAGACGCATCGAGTGGTTCCAGCAATTCAATTTCTTCGAAGCCCCATTGTGGGAACATTTCTAGGTAGTAAGAGCTCGGATCCTTCTTGTGGCCGATAATGCCAACTTTGTCACCGGGCTTGGTATGCTTTGCAACTAGTGCTTGCACGCGTGCAGCCCATGCTTGATCGTTATACAAACTATCAGGGTTCGGTTCAACGTGGAACGTCAGTGTTCCAGCCATGCCGTTCGTTGCCAGCTTGATCATTCGGCTACGTTCGTCGAATGTAAATGGATTCTTGTAGGTGCGAGGTTGGTGTGCGCTGCCAACGATGAAGACAACTTGTTCAGCAAGCGCTGTGGCTCGTTGAACTAGCAGCAAGTGAGCTGTATGGAAGGGCTGGAAGCGTCCGATAAGGACGAGGGTATCGTATTGTTTAGTCATTTCAAAATCCTTGAAAAATAATGATGTGAAAGTCTATCTCTCACACCTGTATATATGATAGTTCAGTGAAGGGTTGGTCTCAACTGGGTGAATATTCATCAATCAAGTACTGGATGTTGAATCGAGCCTTTGCTTCCCAGTTAGTGCGAGCGTATTCTGTGTGGTAGATATTGTCCCGCACTTCCAAAAACTGCTTCAAGAATGTTGCACACTTACCGAGCGACTCTTCGTCGACATTTCCACCATTTTCTATAACGATGTTGCACTGCAGTTGCACAAATACATCAAGGTCGGATGTAAGTGCAACGAGATCAGCGTCAAGCAGCGTGGCGAGGTCACTAAGTGGATCTAACTCAATCGACATTAGATGGTTTTTGATAGATGTTCGCCGAATCAGATTTTGAGCTGGTACAAGCACTGGATGATTCTTATCAAATCGACACTTTTCCCAGTCTACCGCAAGAGCAGCAGCAGAGCAGCGTTCGTTTGAATCGCTTCCAGCACCTGGCACATAAACAGCATCGTGATACAGTGCTGCAACCATCCAGGAAAGTGGTGCTTCTGAGTTAATTTCCTGCACTGCATCCATTACCGCTAATGCGTGCGCATAGTTGTGGTACTGTCGAAGGTCTCTGTCCACGCTATACCGCACGTTTGCCATAGCGTTCATTAGAGTAAGGATTTCGTGGTCACGAGAGTGCATAGATGGTGTCATAAAATATCCTTGAACTTGTGAACAGTATCCACACTTCCAAAAAAGGGATCAACTTTCTTTTACCATCTCGACTGTGCGGGAGTATGTGTCTTCATTGTCCCAAAACTCACGAAACGTGATAATGAACGTAGCGCCTTTCTGAGACTTTTGCAAATACTCCCACCAGAACGAACGGGTGGTGTACTTGAACAATGTAACTGCGTCATATCCTACGAATGCACGTTGTTCAATTTCCCGACATTTTGCTCGGCACTCTGCAAGTATTTCTGAATAATCAGGGGCTGTCATTATCGACCTTTCCAAAAAGTTGCTTCCTCCACAAGACGGGCGGTGACTGCTTTTTGAATAAGCGCTTGTCCTTCTTCGCTTGTCGCCCACCACCGCTTGACTGCGTGTTCCACAGTTGATATCACTACTTCACGAGCAGCTTTATCGATAGTCGCCTGAATCACGTCAGGATGACAAGCACGGTCAATAGCCAACTTGAGTTCGGCACTGAAGTCGAGTTCTCGTTCTGCAAACGCGTGAATGATCGTTTGCTTCATGTGCTCGACTTCGAGGGTCACTCGTGGAATATCGTACATGATTAGTCGTCCAATTCTTCGATATCATCGACATCGACATCACCATCACTGAATCGGAATCCGCAGGAATCCAAATCTAGCGAGTCGGGAAATTCAAGCTCTGCAGCAAATGATCCTTCGTTCTGCCCGTAGTCTTCACAGAACCGATCATCTTTAACGAATCGAGTTGCCTTAGCTTCGTCACGAAACCAATCCATCGTGGCAGAGCCATCACCACAATTCCGAACCAATCCAAATACTTTTTGTACCATTTAGTTTCCTTGTTTAAAAATATGCATCTCGCACATGGAGTGCTCTTGCTCGAACAATATGATTGAGTCCATGTCAGGGACAGTGCAACCCCATCCAATTAGCTTGGTTACGCTACCTTTAAACGCTTCATTCCGATTCCAAGGATGTGCGGAAACTGCACGCTGAAATTTACAGTTGCAGCAACATCGACCTTTAGCGTTGGCAGATTCTTCCCACCCGATAAAACACTTAGCCATTTGTTCGTACCTTTGCGTTTTTGCGAATCTTCTTTGCAACTCGCATGATAAGATACCAGTAGTATCCCAACACAAACGTCACTACGAACGGAGAGATGTAATCAAGGAATGCGTTCATAGAATGATGTTTATCGTTTTGCTAATTTTGCTTCTACTTGTTGTTTGTTGACAACTATCAGCTGTTTACTGTACTTCTTCACCGGACGGGTGGTCTTGGACGGAGATGCCAGCATGAGCTGCACTACACCGTACCCATCGTCGTATACCCTTGCAGGCAGACCCTTCACTACGTAGATGCAGTTGGTGAACACAACGTAGTCGCCAATCGAAATCGGTTGGCTAAGCAAATCCGTGACCCCGGTCGTGGGGTACCAGTCTGCTAAAAGACGTTCGCCGACGTTGACCTTATCCATCCAGTAGGAGTAGTTACTCTGAGTGCCTCCACCATACTGAGCGTTGCTTTCGCTGTAATATGCAATTTTTTCACGAAGTTCTTGCTCCGTGAACCGCCGACGTTCGGATAGCTCTAGGATATCAGTACGGTCAGTGTACGCACGTTTAAGGTAGTCAGTCCCGCCATCAACTGCGATTGCGCCACACGTGCACCGGTTGAAATCATGTCGGTGAACAGATTCGATCTCATCCCCGCATTTGTTGCACTTGGCGGCGTTGCGGGTGGTGACATAAAAGTCATGGTCGTCCTTCAACATACAGTTCTCCCAAATCAGTAAGTGGACCAATGCGGTTGATTTCGCGACTAACGTTTGTCATTATCGTATAGCTGGATATCACGTTGCCATCCAGCAGTCGTTCACCCATTTCGACAAGCAAGCGTCTGTTTTCTGGTTTTGCGCTAACGGCTTTATTTCCAGCGTTCGCAATGTGTTGCTGCCCACTACCTGGATACGTAATTAACAGCATGTAAAAATCGTTCATGTCCAGGATTACTTACGGAACTGGGTCAATACAGTGGTGGCGAGAGTTAGATCCTCGACGTCGTCAAAAAAGTTGGCAGCGTAGAGCTCGAGGTCAGTCTTGGCTTGATTGAGCAACTCTGTCGCATACGCGTGGTCGTCTGGCCCCATTTTTGCATACCAGTCTTGAATGGTTGTTGCGGACGAGTTGAGTAGAAAACTGAGGTTTTCTTGATCATGTGGGTTCATTTAAATACTCCTTTGAAAGACGGGTAAGCTTCATACGCCAAAATGTTCGGTATACACGAGCAGCGGTGGTGCGGTGCGATGATTGTATCCCCACGCTGAGGTGACTATCACGAAACCTACAAAACCGTTTAGGCCGAGGCATCCCGTTCAGTAAGCGCTGCGAAATTCGCTCATATGCACTAGTCATCATAGCATATCCTCATTGTGTTGGGAACGTGCGGCGTCGAATGCAGCTCGTATCCACAGTTCGGCATTAACTGGCTTTCCAGTTTCACTGAACTGTGTCATGCTTTCGAAAAAACGCTCACTACGGAGACTAAACGACTCAATCTCGTTCCACCAGTCTTCGAAAGTTTCGTATTGGTTCATACTACAATGTCCTTTGACACCAACTCACTCAACACGCTCATAATCTCTTTTTGCTTGTGCAACGGCATGTCAAGCATGACGTTAGTAAGCAGTGTAGACAATGCACCAGCTGCATACGCATCAGTACCGAACTCTTTACGAGCAGCGCTGGTGAACAGAGTGAGCTGTTGGTTGATAAATTCGCGATTGTATTTGGTCTTAGACATGATGCATATTCATTAAACAGCTGTGAATTCCACCCAGAAATGGCTAGACGCAGCAAGCGAAGCTCCACCGCGGAACGACGCCCAATGGTCACCGTGTTCTTTCATAAACAAAACCAGACCCGCATCTGCAAGCAACTTGGCAACGGTAGAAGCGAAGCGAGCAGAGTCCATTCCGTTACGGTAGAAGTAACCACGACGAATGATGATAGTTCCATCTTTCTTCTGTCCGATTCCGTCAGAGCGACTCTCGAGTGCTTTGCGAACTTGCGAAATGAGAGTAGGTTGCTTTGCCATTTTGAACTTCCTTAATTACTTACGATGAGGTAATTATCCCCCATTTAGGGTAAAGGTCAACGCCTTTTTGTCGCTCCGATGCGATTATTTTTGTTCCAACCGTAGTCGGTACCGTCTGGTAACCTACCATCAGCAACTGCGTCCACACCAGATTTACCAACGCTGTTGGTATTTTCACTAACGATTGAGACAAACTGCATTCCAACCTTTCGAAAGCCTTCAGCATACCGCAACGCTTCAGCCAAGGAGTCTAGGAAATGTGAGTGTGGCCATTCTGTGACCGGGTCGGTGTAGTACACTACGTATCGAATTTCATCCATTTTGGTATTCCTGTTGAATGACTTATTGTATACAAACGAGAAAAAGGGCTCAACGGGCCCCTTTTCTACCATATTAATTATTACTTGCTTGGAATCACTAGTTTCTGACCAACTGCGATGAAGTTGGGGTTAGCCAAGTTGTTACGAGACTGGATGTCACTGTACTTCTTGATGTCACCGAGCTGGGCTAGTGCAATCGTACTCAAAGTGTCACCTTTAACCACAACGTAGCTGACTTCACCTGAGCTAACACGACGGACCGCTGCAACAGCAGTGCTCATAAAATATGACTTCAACATTGTTGTGTATTCAGGGGTGTCGATTGACTTCCGAATCGCGCTATTCAATGCAGCCAGCAAATCTACATCTCCCTTGCGCACGCCAATGCTGTATTTGATGTCGGAACCTTTGATCTTAGTTTGCGCAAATTGCAGGTTAGTGCCTTCAACTTCAGCTACAGCGAACGGATAGTCGTACATCACCGCGTCTACTTGCTTGGAAGCGATGTGACCTACAATCCATTTTCCATTCACGTCGGCTTTATCAGACAGTTCAATCAGTTTTGCATCTGGGAATGCTTGCTCAGCGAACGCTTTCGCATCCGGATCACCCTGCAAGATGCCGATTCGCATACCCGCGCCAGGAGATTCGCCCTTAGCCATGATCAAGCTGTAACCGAAATCTTTCACATACGGAATCGTATACACAACTCCTGGATTATCTTCATCATTCAGCGTAATGCCGTCAATAATGATGTCGACCTTTTTATTGGTAAGCAGTTGCTTAGGCAAATCAGCGTATGTTTCAACCTGCGCACTCGTATCTACCTTGGTGATGCCTTTGAACTCAGTCTGAGCGAATAGAATCTTCATAAAGTCAACGTTAAAGCCTTTTGCGCGGCCACCTTCGTCGCTATAAAACGGCTTAGAAGGATTTTGCACACTAGCTTGTACCATCTTAGTCCCGATGATGTTAGCCAAGCGCCCGCCAGCTACTTCTGCTACAACAGAACCACGTGGGAGAGTGGCCGACGTGTTAGAATGGCCGATAAGCGAATCGACTTTTGCTTTGAATGAAGCATCGCTAAAATACCCAGCGACTAACACGACTACGAGAAATGCGACTGAACTGATGAGTTTGTTCATTTTTGTTCCTTAAGGTTATTCCAAATCAATAGGGCTAACCGTTACCCGATCTTCAATGTATACTGGTACCGGTTTACCGGTCTTGTGATTAACACACATCACCCAAGTGCCATCTGCGGAAGCGGGGCTATACAGACCGTTCGGATCAGATTGCGGCAACACCACATAATGACTGGAAGCATAGTGCTCAGTCTGAGGGTTGGTGTATTGCGTCGCATACGGCAGTCCATAGCCGATGCTGTCACAACGCTTGTGGAGCTTACCGTTCATGTCGGTGATATAAGTGGTAGTTGCTACATCCTTGTCACGTAGTTCAAGAATATCTTTCATCATGCGTTTTTCAGCAAAGTTGGGAATAGACGGCATACCGACTGCTTCGACTGCTTGCAAGCTCATTGCCTCTTGCTGCTTCGATTCGCGTTGATGTGACGTTTCCGGACCACAGCCAGCCAACATAGTTGCTGCTGTAAGTGCTGCGATAATATAAAGTGTTTTCATGTAATCTTTCTGAATTTGATGTTGCCGCATTTTTCACATTGAAGGTGATAGTTTGTACCTATCGGGATGGTCATTTCGCTATCACTACACAGTAGAACGGTTTTGTGTATTACCCAACGATGGTCGCACCCGCCCACTAACCAATACCATAGTTTGTATAACATTATTTTCCTGCCCGTAGATCATTGTAGAAGTTACGTAGATTGGGTGGTAGCTTTTCTTGTGGATACACACTAAAGCGATGTAACACGATCGCCCGAAGTGCGTCTTTTTTATCAACATCGGCGGTGACGTATTCCATTTGGAGATTCTCCAAGTCACGTACCATACCATCATTATATTGTTGGGATTCGTGGAACACTTGATTATCCACTGCCATGTACTTTGGTGCGAAGTATGCATACATGCCGTACGATAGCAATCCGATACCGAACACGAGCGTAACAAAACCGAGAATGGAGCCGAATACGAAGTTGATCGTGTCTTTCATTATGCGGTCACTTTCTGAGCTACCAAAGTAGTTTCGACGTCAATCACCTGAGATGGTACATTGGTCAGTGCTGACTGCACTGGCTTGCGGTTAACCATTGTGGCAGTTTCCATTTGGGCGAACGCTTTGTTCAGGTTGGACATCACACTATCAACTGCAGCCTCGTTCTTGATACGTGCAAACTCGTCGCCAGTATTCATACCAGCTAGTTTATTCATCTTTTGGGTGGCGATTGCCAACTTCCATAGGGCGCGCATTTTCTTGATTGTTGCAGCAAGATTTGCCAGTTCGGCTTGTACAGCGGCATAACGATTTTCACGCTCTTTCAAGTTTTCTCGCATAAATGCAAGTTGCTCACGACCCGCTTGGGCGTCATCTGGATATTCAACCTCGAACTCCTTGACGGTACCTTCGTAGTTCTTGATCTCAGTTCGGAATTCTGTAATAGAATCCGCAAACTTTGCAGCGTCATTCACACGCCCATTGTAACCTATTTGAATCGTTTCGATTGGATTCTCTGCAGCAGCGTCTTGGATCTTAATAAGATGGTTAACTCGCTCTGCATCTAGTTCACGATATTTCAAATCAGCGAGTTTCAATGCGACGACTGGCGCAGCGTTGATTCCAACTAGTCCAATGCCGCCCGCAATCAAGATGCCCACAATTCCTAGTGCGCCGTAAATGATTACAGGTAGTGCTACTGCGCATGCTACGAGCACTACACCGAATTTTGCAACATTAATAAACTGTTGCTTCTTTACTTCATCGATCATCGAATATCCTTTGTTAAATATGTACTCAGCCGCCGAAATGGTTGATGAGAAGTTTGAGAGCTGGCAGAAGTTTGTCCTGATTGGCAGCGACGTCTTCCGGATGCATGTAACCACCGTTAAAGTGATCCTTGAGATTCTTTTTGATTGTACGACGATAGTCTTTTAGCACAAGCAATGCGATACCATCAGCGACGTCGTAGTCGAGTTCGAGTTTAATTTTAGAGGCCATGTGTAGTCCGAGTGAATAAAGGGGTAGTGTACCACATTGTTGAACTGTGCGATACACTAACTTTGCATTTAAGCGATAGCAGTAGTTTCTTCAAGGAACTGTTCAAACAGGAATTGATCAGCCATCGCTTCGGTCAGACCACGCTTAGTGGAGACGTTGTAACCCATCAACTTGGCGTACTCGGCGTTATCAAGAATGAAGTCAGCGTAAGCATCAGAGGTCATCAGGAGAGAGTAGTCAGTCATTTTAGAGTCCTTTGAAGTGAAAAAATTAACGAGACACACGAGCGCGGATGAAAACAAAGACATAAACAGCAGAGATTACCAACATTACGATATCTACACTATCCATTTCAAGGTTCTTTGTTGTCAATATGGCTATTGTACCCCAACGTTATGAAAAAGGCAACAGATAGTTCAACAAATATTTTTCAGCCGATTGAGCTGGTTCTGCTGCGGATGCGAAGCCGTTTACAACAAGTTTGAACTTATTTTACAATAAATTTTTTGATGAGCTCTATAGAGCAAGTAGTCGCCATGGCGCCAGTTTGATATACATCGAATGGCTTGTGTGGCGGTAAGTATTTCTGTCACACATCCTAACCAAAATGCTCGAATTAATCAACCAAGCTACTGGACCAAGTCCATCATCAGTAGTATATGTATGTCACGCAGATCAACGACCAGTTGGTATGATTGCTGCTGTGCAGAAGTTAACGCTCGCGGCGAATATATACGTCGATTGTGTGGATACAGTAGGAGAATTACTACAAAAAGTCGGACGAGGGCTAATTGATCCAGATCTTATCATAATCGATCACAGTCTATTGACAACTCCTAACCCCCATTCTTCCGTTTTTGACATTATTAATACTCTGAATACGTTATTGAAGTATCAACGTTCTGAACCTGTGATTGGACCAACTAAGCCATCGTTCGTTGCCGTAGGAATAGATGATCAAGTAGCCACACAAGTCATTCGAGAACTTCTAACAATTAGCACAATATCTAGGATCTATCCAAGTGGACCTGTGCACACACTAGTCGACAAAGTTACCGCAATACAGGAATTACTACGCGGAATTCGGCACATGCCTGCTCCAATTAAAGACCGGATCGTGCACCGAGCTAAACAGGTATCTAAGCAACCAATTGAAACTATTGCACTAACCCCACGACAGCAACAAATCTTCGATCTTGTTACTACCAGAGGAGCGAGCAATAAAACAATCGCAAATACTCTACACATAACAGATAGTACAGTAAAGCTTCACATGACAGCAATTTTAAAGAAGTGTGGAGTACGCACCCGGACCCAATTGGCTGTGTTTACTAAGCAACCCAATGTACCAATTTCGCTACTCAAATAGTTATGTCCCACCCTGTACCCGATAGCACACCAGATGCGCTATACCTATTTTAGGAGTAGTGCGTTAAAGGCTACAGCTAGCCTGATGTGCCCAGTATATCGTCAGAGAATTTTTTAAATATTAGTAAGGGAAGACTAATTTAAGTATCCCTTAGAATATATTCTTAGGAGAATTAATATGGCAGATATCGTAACAGGTACAGTATCCGGACAAGTAGACATGACATCCGTTCAGGCGCAATTGTCTGACATCCGTCGTGAAGCAGAAGTTGCTGCTGGTGTAGCTAATTTGGAAAATATGAAAGGATTTGACCGCGTCAATTCTGACGTGCTGAAGTCTGCATGGCAGACAACGGATGCAACTAAAGATGCGCGCCATGATGTGACTGATGCAGTTGCATCCCAGGCAGCATTGCTATCTCGACAAATAGATGCAATTGATGACACTCTCAGTGCATCCGTCAATCAAGTTAGTCGTGACGTAACAGACAACCGTGCACAAATCAGTGCAATTGGTTATCAGATTCGTGACGGTTTCTTCTCAGCAGGTAAAGATTCTGAAATCAATGCGTTAAAGACACAAGTCGATGCAGCTAAGAACACGACTTACCTATCGGACAAAATTGGCGGCGAAGGTGAAAAAACTCGCCTACTAATCAACGAACTCCAAAGCAACGATCTAAATCGCATGCTGATTGAACGCAATGCGCTATTGGCTGAAGCATATGCTGATGGTCGTCACGCACGTGACCGCGTCGACATGGGTCAATTTGCAGCAGTGAACAGCCAGATCCAAGCGCTACACAGCCAGTTGTCCACACAACTAGCAACTCAAGGAACTGTTAACTTTGGTTCGATGAGTGGCAATGCTGGGCGCAATACTAGCACAAACAACGTAGTTTAATACAAACTAGTGAAGAGTTGAAGGGTGGGTAGCTTTGGTTACGCACCCTTTTTTAATTAAGCATGGCGCATATTTAAGGACGATTATGGACACCCTAAACAGACGACTGGTTGAACTAAATGAGGCCTTATTGAAACTGTCAATGGGGCAAAAGGTAGATGACAGATTGCTAACCCAAGCTCGACAAGTGTTAGCTGGAGCGACAGTTGGTCCTCTAATCGACACCGGTTCGGGGAACGATACTGTGATCGTAAATGAGGGAGGGAGGTGCAACTGCCCACCTGGACCTCCGGGTCCTGTCGGTCCACCCGGACCAAAAGGAGATAAAGGTGATCAAGGAATTAACGGAGAGCCAGGTGCTACAGGCTTGCCTGGCCCTGCAGGAGTTGCAGGCCCACAGGGGGAACAAGGACCATCAGGAGTTGCAGGTACTCAAGGACCAACTGGACCAACTGGAGAACAAGGTCCGCCTGGCGCAGATGGTACGACAGGACCAATCGGTCAACAAGGTCCACCAGGATCAGCCGGAGCTGATGGTGCTCAAGGACCAGTTGGTCCAGCTGGACAGCAAGGTATACCAGGACCAACTGGTGCAAATGGAGTTGACGGTCAGAGTGGACCAGTTGGAGCACAGGGTCCGGCAGGACCACAAGGAGAGTCTGGTCCGGCAGGACCAGCTGGTGAATGCACTTGCCAATGTACGACGACTGTTGTTACAAAAAACTACACAACTACGATGGATGACTATTATATTGGTGTTGCTAATCCTCGACCGGTTACCATCACTCTACCAAGCTATCCAGCACACTGCATTCAACTAATCATCAAGGAAGAGTTGGGACCCCCAGTCGGCAATCGAAAGATTACGATCGCAACCGAGGATGGGAGTTTAATAGACGGCAATGCAGAATTTGTGATTACAGAACCCTACGAAGTTCTGCGATTGATCTACCGCGGCGGAGAATGGCATGTTATTTAACAATAGTCGAATCCATAAGCGTCGTGACTATCTTCATCGTCCCTATCGTACTGCCAATTGGGGCTGGTACCTTTTGGAGCGCAATCTCGCCAGTGATTACCGTAGTTGTGACGAATACCGTAACCGGATTGATTGGTGGGACGATGAGCTGATTGAGCAGGAATTTTTGTTACTTGCTGCTCGGCGAACATGGCGATATTGTCAACCCAGGTTGCATGCGCCCCCTTGTTAATCCTGTAACCCAACCCCGACCATGCAGCGAATGGTCGGAAGTCGGTTAATCGCAGTACAGACATTGTTAAAACTTTACGAACATTTCGTCGATGTTGAACAAAAAGCGGTTCTTCATATTGTGAAGGACGTTTTCTGGTACACCATGCACAGAACTGAAGTTGGATTGCGCTAGGATAACAGTAGGATTTTGCCCGTACTGTTGAATCATCTCGAAGTAAGGCTGGAGTTCCTTCTTAGTCGTGAACGTGTTAGACACGATCACAGTATCACCTTCTTTAAGGCGTTCGGCACACTCAGTTTGGCACCAAGCATGAGCGGCACCAATCCTCGTTACATCCCAGTGATAGTTACCAGCTTTGTCAGTGAAGAACTGGTCAGCTTCGTAATGGCATACTGGGATAAACCGTTCGTACGAAGCCAACAGACATTTTGCAAGCGTGGACTTACCAGATCCGGGATTTCCTCGAATAATAATCAACTCACGCATTTTCAGTTTCCTTTTCAAGTAGTGCTTCGTGATCATCAAGCACAAGTGATTTGATTGTTTCGTCGTCCCAGTCAAGCACTGCTTCTGGCGTCATGTAGGTTTTCAGCACCTTCATCAATTGTCCGAGCGCAGCATTTTCACGACCGGTCCACTCTTGCACAAGATTACCGTTGAAACGCTTTGCAGCTTGTTCAATCATAAACTTGCGTCTCCACAGTTCATCAAATTCCATACGAGCGTGTGGGAATGCTTTGAAGATTTTCTTATGGTAGATGGTCTTGTCAACATCGAACTGGTAGAATTCATTTTTGAAGGTCTGTGTCTTGCACCATTCCAAAAACGTTGTGTACGTTGCACGCTTGCGGTCGCGCACACGTGATGTGTGGTTGCGATTTTCCAGCAGAAAGATGTCCGGAATGAAGTATTTGCTCGAGGCAACGTTTTCAAAAATATCTTCCAGCGTATCAAAACCACCAGCGGGTGGTGGAGGCACATCGAGGAACTCTTCCGCTTCGTGCGGATCCAGTGTCAGCAACACTTCACCAAGAGTGTGATCTTTACTACGCACAGGGAACCACAGACCATCGTGACCGTGTTTCATACCGAGCTTGTGGGCAAGACGACCAACAAGGTTACCACGATCGTTGAACGAGAAGTAGTTCAGAGCGTAGTCCATCTCTTCCCACTTTGTAGTGATCAGGTCCAGTTGAAATCCCTTGTAAACAAGAGACCACACACCACCGTTATGCAGCACTTCGTCCTTGGCGCTTCCAAAAGCTGTCATTAGCAGCTGTTTGTTGATCTCAACAGACGGGGTGAACAGGATGTCCATATCCCCGAACGAAGCCTTTTCATTGTACGCAGGGATAACCACAAGCGCAGCAGAAAACGGTACCATCAATCGTGATACTTCGTCAATCAGGTCGAAATATTCACTACGTTCGAATCTACGTGTTTTACCAGGGAAAACTTTTCCACCCATTTTAGTACCATCCTCTATAGAAGTAATATCGAGCCATAAACGATTGCATATCGTTGCTGGGCACAATGTCATTACCGTAATTATCTACGAAACGACTGACGATGACAACACCTGTTGACATATATTTTGACTTTATTTGTTGATTAGACTGTGAAATTTACACACTCGTGTAAAGAGGGAGGTATGACGATATTTGAACATTGGGTCAACTATGGAGCCCCCTGGAGGAATCGAACCTCGTACCGTCCATCTTTCGTTAAGGAGCGCTTTAGAAGAGCGCTAAAAGGGCAGGGGGCATACATTGGCATTTATACAACAATGAAGATAGTTGATCTGTCCAGTTTAGTCGACATGACGAGCATACACCAGAAGTTAAGAAGGGTGCTACCTTTTACTCGTGTGTTAGCTCTTTATCTTTTTGTGTTTTTTTATCGAACTCGCCTGGTTTGATCTTACGTAGCCACTTCGCGGGGGCATGAGCTTTGTTTCCTACTCCACCGTACTCTGTTACCAATTGATCTCGCGAGCTAACTTCCCACACTGTACCGTACAGAGAATGGTCACCGACGATTTTAACACACTGCACGACTGCTCCTACTTGAGAGCCAGTTATCGTTTGTATCACTACTGCTAAACAGCCCGGTTCCAAATTATTCGACATCTGGCACGGTAGCTACAATGCGGTGACTAACAATCACCTCGTCAAGAAACTTCGTCGACCTCGTTTCGACGTCCCCACACGTAACGCTATCCAGTGCATACTCTGGATGGTCGCCAAGAGTTTCGATGTAATAGGTGTTTCGAATTACTTGTACAGTCTGAACTTCAACCAACACCCTCGACGGAACCTTGGTTAGTGTAAACGTACCGTCGCCGTTATCGTTCCAGTTGATAGTATCCCCTTCGCACCAGCCAACAGCAGTCAATACTGCGTCACTAAACGGTAACATTAAGTTACCGTCTTGGTCCTCACCCACGATGACCGTTTCGGTGACCATGTTAATACAGACCTTCTAAATTTGGCTTGACGTAATCAGGTCCCTTAGTGATCTTACCGTTAGTATCGAACACTGGCTTACCATCAACGAACTTAGACCAGTTGCTGATATTAACACGATTTAGCGCTTCGGTAATATCCATACCAAGCATGTGAGCCACCCCCGTTGCTGTAACGATTTGATCGCACAACGCGTCAAGCATTGCCTTACGGTCGATGACCAGCTGGTCGAACGTGAGAGTACCCTCTGGTGTGATGCCGCTTTTGAACGTAGCCGCGAGATTAAACATCGGTTTAGCGACTTCAGCAGCGCCCATTGCGTCAAACATTTCACTGAATTCTTCGATGTGTACACCAAGTTGAACCAATCGGTTCTTATCATTAGGCGTGGGCACTGCAGCCTCAAACCATTGTTTTGTGCTTTGTAGTTCACTCATTTTTTAGTTCTTTCCAAGTTTTATAAAAAGGGCGCCCATAAAAACTAAGGCTACCCCTATCGCAATATCGTTAAGCAAGCAAGCAGGATGATTCGTCACAATTTTCTACTTCTTGCACGAATGCATCGTCACCGCATTCGTATCTGTTGTTTTGCATAAATGCCTTACATTGCCCCATGGTTCCGGTATACAAAATTTTTGTCACGTACGACGTTTCGAAGATCACTGCAAACATAAGAGTTCCCCTTAATTGACAAGATTGAATCATACCACAAAAAAGTTGTGGTTTTGTACTAACTGAAGCTTTATTTATGCTACCACTTAGCTTCGTTGGCAATAAGTTGCCGAGCTTGGATCCAACCGCGGAAGTTTGCAGACCACAGCGAACCATCGCGACGCATGTGAGTGACACCAGGTTCCCACGCAGAGGGCGATCCCCATGCTTCTTGCATCACTTTGCCTTGATGTTCGACAGGAGAAGCGTGTTTTGGATCACTTTCAATTAGGCGAGAATAAATTGATTGTGCTTTTTCGAGCGTATCATTCATCGTGCGGTAGCTCACTTGCGCACAGCATGCTGCACTAACCTTCAACGCATCTTCAATTGACAAAACACCGTCACTTTCCGTAGAGTACAGAGTGTCACCATCCGGATCAAGGTAAGTATCAACGTACGGCAAGTGCCACTCGCCTACTTGCAGAATATGCGGTTTGCTTTGTGTATATGCAGTACGCATGCAGCTAGCAAGTGCTTTAAATTCAGGTTGCGCATCTGGATGGTCACGAAGATGGAAAAAGTTCGCCCACTCGGTACCGGAAATGACAGTTTTCATTCGTTGCCAAGGTTCACACAGACGGTTTGCAACTTGCTTGTGCAGTCCGCCACCAGTCAACACTCGCGTCGTGCTGATCATAATCTTGCGCGCATCACGCCAGACCATTTTTGCTGCTTGTTTACCTGGTTCACTCAGCTCCTCACGAGCAGACATGCCGGGTTGGTTCTGTCCCCAGTGCACAGGCATTGCTGGGTTCGTGTCGATCATTTCGAGCAATTTTTCAACAGGAATAGCACGCGATGATGCACTATTCTTGCTCAACATTTTGTGCGTATTGAGCTCAGCGAGAATAAAGCGCGGATACTCAATCTCAAATGTAGTCAACCGAGTACCGTTGTGTGCGTAAGCAACACTGTCAGCGATAATACACGCGGAGATGCCCTCAGGGCCGTGAACTTCAACCATTTTCATTTTCCTTTTCTTCTGGTATTTCTTCTAGTGCTGCTTCAAATATATGGTGGCCTCCACGCTGGCTGTGTTGCCACGTTTCGTCCCACAACGCTTCATTTTTCTGCATCATTTTGATCAGTGTTTCGTTGCCTGACCAACCAACGGTGGAGAGGTGGTAACGATTGCCACCCAGCTTCCATCCAGACCAGTGGTCTGTTACACACGGCTCTGAATGCCAACCGTATGAACGAAGGTGCCAGATGGTGAAAATAAATTCAAACCATCCAGCACGATCATTGTAATCCCAAGTCGCAATCCGTTCGCACGCTTCGTATGTTGGGTAACCATCTTGGTCGTAGTAGAGGGGATCGCGATCTTGGACCATATTTTAAAAGGGGCGTTTGCGGCCCAATAAGCGAAAGTGGAACTTCTCATTGTAGTGCCAGGCACCAACAACGAGCACGACAAACAGAAATGCAAGGACGTACAGTGGAGAGATTACCAACCACCACGACCAAGCGATGTATCCCATCAACTTGAGCGCAGTGAATAGCATTGTTAGTGCAACAATGTACGACATATTACTTCTTCGATGCCTTGAATGGTGTCATGCCACCAGTATTTGCACCGAGGTTGACTTCGTTCCAAGCTGGTTGGTACGAACCTTCCTTGAGCTCAGTCAGGTTAGCTGTGATACACGCTTGAATTGCAGCAATATTTGCAGCACGTTGGCCAGAGAACTGACGGGTGACAAGTACGTTCTGCACTGCAAGACTGTTGTTGTTATACACTGCAATGTTCTTGTAATTCAGAGCCTTCACTTTGTATGGATCGCCGATTGGAGCATCAAACGGAACCATTGTCAGACCACTTGATTGGTTGAGTGCTTTGACGGTGCCAGAAGGCCAGCCAGAAACTGTGAATGCAGCCGCAACTTGCCCCTTCTTGACCATGTCGAATGCGGCGTTGTCGTCCTTGACGTCCACAAATTGCATGCCGTAACCGAATTGCTTGTCGAGCCGACGACCAAGGAGTTGGGCAGACCCAACCAACGCGACAGGCTTGCCACGCAGCTCGCTGAAACGACCAATTACAACCGTAGTCGCATCGCCTTTCATAAAGCCGCCAAACTTCTTCTCGCCTTGCACGGTAAAGCCGGCCGATGCAGTAATTACATGTAGGTAGTTGTTGTTGACTGGCATCACAGACTGCAGAGCCGCAACATTGTCGTCACCATTCTTCATGTCTGTCCAAGTATCGACTGACACGAACCCGACGTCAGCTTCTTTGGTAGACAGCGCATTCAGGTTATCGAGGCCGCCACCAGTATTGATTTCACAAAGATTGACCTTAGCGCCACACAGCTTTGTTACGTCAGCGAACAATAGAGAAAATCCTTTGCCTTTAGGGCCGGTGGCGACCTTAACGCCGTCACAATCAGCAGTAGGAGCACCATCAGCGGGTGCAGCGAAGGTAGTAGCGCAAGCCAGGGCCAGCAGAGAAGCAGTGAAAACTTTTTTCATAACGTATCCTTTAGAAATTAAATTTGGTTTGGGGTTGAGTGGAAGCAGGTTGGATAGATGATGGATCATCTTTCGTGAACACTGCGTACGCGATGACCGCAATGAATATCGCAGACGCCAAGTACTTGAAAAGTTTGTAGAAATCCATTTAGGTCCTCATGTTGTGTTGATGGGCCGATTATTACCAAAGTCGAAATTGTGCTCAACCCTAAAGTAACGCGAAGTCATGCATCTCTAGGTCTTTCAACTTCCAATGAACAGCGTTCCACAGAGCGGTATCACCCCAGTCATAGATGTCTTCGAAATTCCAGATGATCTGCTTCTGTTGGATGTCTGTTAGGTACCCAATAGCCTCAAACTCACGTTTTGCTTGGATTGCATTTTCTGCATTCATAAAGATTATGTGCTGTGCCCAGTTTATCAGGTTACAGCTCATTGGCACGAGTGCGATTTTTACATTCGATCCAGCTGCGCGTGCATTATATCCAAGACTGGATGCAACCATTTGAGCGGTTGGGCTACGAAGCATTCCAACCGAACAGACAAAAAGCAATCGCCTTGCCTTTGTCTGGTTGTAGTTGTCGTACGGACACAGATCACTAAAGATCTGCTCCGTTTTAGTCTGCTTGTTTGCGGAGGTACTCATTTGAGATAGCTGTTTGCATAAATAGATGCACAAGTATATTGTTTTGTATAAATGTCGTCAACCTTTGTTCCAACTTTTCTATACATCAAGCGACACAAGATAACTGGGTTGTTGTATTTCGGAAAAACCATTAGAAACCCTGAAAAATACAAAGGGTCTGGCAAGTATTGGTTGCGGCATTGTGCTGCACACGGTACCGAGCATGTTGAGACTTTGTGGTACTGTCTATTTGTTGATTTGGATACGCTACAAGAATTTGCATTAGCGTTTTCACGACAACAATCCATCGCGGTCGACGAAGGATGGGCGAACCTCATTGACGAGAATGGAACCAATGGCGCACCAGTCGGGCACGCGGGGGTAGTGTTTTCTCCTGAAAGTTTACAAACGATATCCGAAAAGTCTAAACAAAGTTGGGCGATAAATCGCGATAGGATCAGCAATGCACAGAGAGCAGCTGCAAACACTCCTGAACGGTTAGCACAGTATTCGAAGAACTCCAAGTTATATTGGGAGAATGCTGACGAGGAGCGGCGAGAACAACAACGGGCGATTGTTAGACGGTTGGACAACTCAAAGTTTTTAGCATTATCCAAACAGCCGAAAACCGAAGAACACAAAAGAAAAATTGCACAAGCGCTAACCGGGCGACAGCGAACTCCAGAGAATGTGCGAACACAACGCATTGCTCGTTCGAAACACAAAGGCAAATTCAGAGACCACAATGGCGTTGTATATGAGCAGGCTATTGATTTTTTAGATGCGTATGAGTTGTATGCTTCATTTTTGGATACGCTCGACAGTCCGGTGAAGCACAAAAGCGCCAGACGAAAACTCGGAATAGAAAAATCCACCCTAACGAAGCGTGAGTTAGGGATGGATTTTGTTTAGTCTTTGGATTTCACCAAATAAGCGTTAGAAATCGCTTTCCAGGTGAGACGCTTGCGAGATTTAGCCTTAAACACGAGACCTTCACGTTTCGTTTTCGGGTTGATGACTGACGGACCGTCTGCCATTTTGATCACATCATCGATTGTCATGTCACCAAACGACCAATTCGCGTCAACCAGTGGAGCTTCCATAAAACCAAACTTTGCCGCAAATTCATGGCGTTCGTCAGGGTCCATGTATCGACCGCCTTCGTTAGGCAGCTGCACGTCAAATAGACGGAACTGGTGCTTGTCCAATTTGTAGATGTTGTCCTGAATACCAGGGCCAATTGCTTCGCCTTGGATTGCAATGTCTTGACCAAACTGGAGAAGGCGAGATTCTGCTTCAATGGCTGGCGAACGAGCAAGATCCCAGAATGTGTTACCTTCAGTTTCCTTGAGGTCCAAATTACGAGAGGCAACACCAAATTCACCGTCGAGAATGTACATCGTGCAAGAGGAACCTTCACACTTTTCCTGCACTTCGTACTCTTCTGCTTGCAACGTACCGTTGTTGAAGGCGCGCGTCAGGTTTTGGATGCGTTCTTGATCAGTCTTGACGATACGGGACGGGAAGTTACCACGAGCCATACCAGCAAGTTGAGCAGAGATTGGGGCTTCCCACTTTTGAATACCGAGTACTTCTGTCAGGTCAATACCCTCTTCAATTTTAATCAATAGTGTGTTCATTTTGTTTAATCGCTTTGCAAAATTTTCTAAAATCTGTATATCCAAGTTCGCGCACCCATTTTCGTAACACCCAACTCGATATTCCAAACGTGTATTCGAGGTTAGCCATTGATGTTTTCGTAGACTGAATGTGTTGTATGATATCTGCTTTTGGTTTTGGGGGGAACTCAACATAGTTGGGGTTGCTTTCACCTGAAAACTGTTGGCGGCGCTTTTCACGCTCAACAGCAGCCTTTTCCTCTCCAAACACCTGCTCGTAAGTCATTCCCAACCGTGCTTTACCCATCTTTTCTTTTGAAGCAGCAGAATGTTGCTTCCCTGTGAAAGTTCCCACTTGGCCCGCTTTCCATTTCGTATACTCGGGGGGTGCTATTCCTCGTTCTTTGTTGGTGGTGCTTATTTTTGCTGCTATTTCGGCTTTTTGTTCTGTGGTGTAGCTCTGCTGTCTTTTAGTCGCGGCGGAAGCCATATTTGCGCGTTGTTCCGGAGTGCGTTTTTGCCCAGTTCGAGATAGTGCCTGCCGCTTATATATTTCTGCACGGTTAGGATTATGTTTAAGCACAAACCCACCCTCACCACCTTCGGTCATATTATAGTTACCAAACGAGTGTTCTGCATTTAATTCTTTAATCCAATATTTTTCCCGCTCTGTTAACTCTTCTGTTGTTGCACAGACTTCTAAAATATCAATCGAAAAGTTTTCAGCGCCGTGTTTTCTAATTGAGTTATACAGAGGGCGGTGCGATGTCAGTGCGTCACGCTGGTGTCGAGCCCACCGCTCTTCGATCAGCCGTTCGGTCTTCCCAACATATATTCGGCCGTTGATATTATTTGTTATCCGGTAGATTACCACTTTGTGTTCCCGTAGTTGCATCGTATGTAGTATTTATACGAATGAACTGTTCATCCCCTATTGTTTCTATAGTACCAATAGCCGAGAGTGGGAGGAGCAAGCCTTGGCTCAACGCTCCACGCAAGCGTATGGTTCGCAACTTTTCACCTTCCGCACTGTTGTATGTCTTCGGGAAGTGACCAGGCTTCGTCAGAAACGGGGCAAGTGCGGTCGGAATGAACGAGTCGATTTCAAAATAAGTCGCAAGATCACCAACAGAGAATTCACCCTTTTTGACAACAATATCCCAGTTGAGCACACGCGCAACTTCGATAGCATCAGCACCTTCAATAGGCGAGATGGAGACGATTTTTTGAATGGAAGCAAGTTTTCGTTCAGTCATAGTAATACCTCAATAATTATGGTAATGGCAACGAGTGTTACCGTTTGGTGTTGGGAACAATAATTAACAATTGTCAGCATTTTAAGCAGTGTGCTCTACATCCCATTCCACATAGTTACGCCAGTCCGTCTCGGTAGCAGCGAAATCATCTTTCCATACAAGTGCTTCTACCTCGTCGGAAAATACCTTCACCACTGATTCAAATACATCACAAAAGTTGTAGTAGCACTGATAACCGAGATAGACTTTCATGTGGTCTCCGTTGGGATCATTCCAAAAGCAGCGATAATTTCTTCGGCAGCGTCTTCGTAATCTTCTTCGTCCATCCCGTCATCAGATCCGCAACCATATCCCCTGTGGAACGTAGTGGTGAACTTGGACATGATAACAACGATCTTCTCGCGCATTTCGAACTCAGCTTTGGAGCACTTGCTGTACTCTGGATCTTCGTTGTAATACTTTACCATCGTGGGCTCCTTATCTGTCGTCAATAGGGTAATTATCCCCCATTCTCGCAAAAGGTCAACAGTTAGTACAAAGATTTGTGTGGCGTACCGAGCATTACTTTGGTGTGAGGCTCTCCACCAATGATGCGGGTGTAAAAGTAATTTTTTAGATCTGGGTGGCGAATGACCTCTGGATCATCCTCAGCAGGACGAGTCGCCTCGTCCCCACGTTGAGCGAGCATTTTTACCGCCTCGTTGAACGGTATCAGGTACGGAGCGAGATCGAGTTGTTTGCGAGCGAATGACAACGCTTTACCAGACACTTCACCGTAGCTACGACCTTGCATCAAGTCAGCAACGGTCATGTCTGCGGCCGCTTTTCTACCTTCTGGAGAACCGTCAGTAGCCACAGCCACGCGCTTTCTGCCAAGGGTATCCTTATACATCCCGACCGCTACGATTCTACCTGCGGTGCGAGCTACTTTCCAGAATGGAATATTTGCTACCATATCGTCAGGAGAACGGAATCCAGATCCAGCAATTCCGCCTTGGTCAGCATACGCTTTTTGAAGCATAGCATATATCTGATCTTTAAGTTCGTTTTTCTTCTCAGTATCGCGGGGTAACAGATTGGTATACCGCTCAGTTAAGCTAATGCTGAGTTGTTTAAACAAGGGAAATGACGACATGCTACAGATAGTTGATCTTCTTATTTAGTATCGACACGATCGACTCAGCATTTGCAGTAGTCATTCTGTGACCGCCACTGCTCCAAACCACGTCATATTTGTGGAAGTATCCAGCAGCATATTCAGGTAACACAATATCATCATCGTAACACAGTACGACTGACCGAGTGGACGAAGGCGATGATGGAGCTGGTGCAGAAAGAGCAAGTTCGCGCAGCTCCGGTAACGCAGCAGGATCGATTCGACTAACTTCATACGGGCGAAGCGACGGATTGTAGAAAATCACATGGACGACCCGACGTACTGCTACGTTTTCGGCGAAAAACCCACCCAGCGAGGACGCAATGATATACACATCATCTTCCGGAAATTGATCGACAAGTGCAAGTAGCGTTTCGAGAGCTTCTGCAGGTTTGTAATAATCTAACGTAGGAGCAATCAACCCAGGGACGAGGGTTTTAAACAGAGAAGCGGTGTCTCCGATACCGCTTGATCCCCAACCGTGAATGTATATAAATTTGTTCATGTGTGTATGATCCTACAAAACAAGACGAAGGTCAACGGCGCATTCTTGCTATATCTGTTATATGTGCTGTATCAAACACTGGTACCGCATTTGATTTCGCCATTTGACTCACCCCCAGCATCTTTTCGCCAGTGTATTGCAGAACGGGTTTGAGAGCTGTTGTTCCACCTGGCGTAACACGACTGCGAAGCTTTGGTGTGTTACGCGCATTGGCGCTCGTGTCAATAGGTGTCCACGGCTTTATTCCAGAGGGAGTGGGCCCTCTTCCAAATCTTTTGATAGTGCTGCGCTGGACTTTGGGAGAATAGTCAATCTTTTTCATATAACCAAGGCTTTTGATTCTTTCGTTCACTAATACGAGAAAGAATTAGTGTACGAGAATCAGAAGTTGGGGTCCAGTCGTTATACAATACTGTTGGGAATCCATCAAAGTTTTGTGTACGACTTTCCGCAACAAAGTATCCACGATGTCGCATTTCTTGCTTGAGATGCTCATATCGCTGTTCGAGATATTTCAACTTATCGAAAAAATATGATACGTGCCCTTTATTGAGAGTAAATGTTTTAGGAATACTTGCAATAATATCATTGATATTCCGAGTACGAAGCGAGCGACGTAATGCTGCCGGTACCATTAGAGTTTCTCTGTACTCCGCAATCAAATGACGACGGTGTAACTCAGACGGGTCGACGCCTGCATTTATTCTAGTCATGTTAATATATTATCAGTGCGGTTAGGAAATTGGTTACGAGATGGCTTGCGTTTAAAACTCGCACGTGGACGGGCTTGCGTTTTCCATCCAGTTAAATCCCAAGTACGAGCATCGAGATTAATATGCACATCCCCCAACCACTCGTGTGGTAGTTCACGTGGGTCAAACTTACATTTCTTTTTACCATCTGTCATTCCAGCAAGGCGACGAGTTTCCACAGCATATTTTAAATCAGCAAGTGTATATTTGCGAATCTTTCCAACCATCTCTCCGGCTTTAGTCGAGCTTACATTAACGATTAACCAGTAATCTGCAGTCGATATGGATATACCAGATGGGTTAGTATTTTTTGATTGTTCGAATTCAATATCTACACTACCGTGAAACTGAAATTTTACTTCATATGTGGTACCAGTATCCGCATCAGTAAAATCAAATTCACTGTGGAAACCTTCTGCAATTGTTCGGTTCACAATTCCGACGAGATCAGCAAGTGCTTCTTCGGCGATCTTACTATAGTCGAAGCACTTTTTCATGCTCCAACCTGGCTGCAATTTCCATAACCGGTCATGTTCAACAATCATAGTATTCCCATATCAACATTTCAATAGTGGAAGTATCACTCTAATTGGCCGATCGGTCAACAGAGTTTCGACAAAGACATAAAAAAAGGGTGCATTGCACCCTTTTTTTAAAGTGGGAAAACTATTCCGAAAAGCTTAGATGGTGCGGGTCGGAATGCCGAATTTAGCCATGCGATTAGCTACTGTGGAGTGTGACACGCCTGCACGAGCAGCAATGGTGCGAAGCGATTCGCAGCGAGCCCAATAAGCAACAACAAGATTCGGAGCATAGAGCTGTTCACTCGGCCGGCCTGGCGACTTGACTGCCAAGCCAGCAGTCTTCAGGACGCGAGTAACAGTGGAGCCGGAGATCCCAAGCAACTTACCTGTAGTCTCACGCGAACCGGTCATTTTATATACAGTATTAATAGCGCGAACTGCAACGGAAGAGTTGGAAATAGACATAAGGTTCCTTAAATTGGATAATTATCGAATACGCAGATGTGAATTACAAACTGCAGCCCCAATATTATCGAACTTAAGGATTGTGCTCAACTGATATACTGAGCTGCGAATTCGGCTGGCGTCAATGCTGCAAGTGCTGTCGTTACGATAACTTCACCCAATTTGTTACACAGTAGTTTAATTTGGGCAAACGTGAACACACCGCTTTGGTATGCTTCTAGTGCAGTATCATATTGACGAGTACGAGACCACTTTTCAACACGTGCTGAGGCTTCTTTCTTGGCACGAGTAAATGCAGTAGTTGGGAACATAGTAGGACCAGTGATTGCACGCGGGTCTGAAGCACGCAAGTCGTTACGTGCGCACCATGCATCAAACTCGTCAACGTACGAATCGAGTAGGTCAAACTTCAATGTAGATTCGTCACCTTTGTTAGACTGCAGCAACCGAAAATCACCACGATTGCGATCTTCACCATCAGTGCGGTGGCACCCTGCGAGAAACGTATCCCGAACATCTTCAGCACTACCGTAACCGTAGTACACGTTGGAGGTAAATGGACCAGAAACCTTATAAACAACTGTCGACATTTTGCAACCCTTTTTGTTAACCGATAGGGGTATTGTACACCGCTATCGGCAAAAAGTCAACACTTTAGTTCACCGCGTCACTCTGTTGAACGATCACTGTTAGTTTGTACGTAATCGTCCAGGACCGTGACGCATCTTTTTGCAACGGTGAGAAAATGAGGTGAGTCAACAGTCGCTCGCGCTCATTCTCCGGATAGGTTGGATTATCCTCTTCTCCTTGCGGTTGGCCAATTACAGCAGTGCTGAGCCCCACGTAGGCGGTCGCACCACCAACTGTTGCAATCATTAATTGTGGGAGCAACCAGGTGCACCCGACTGGGACTCCGACGCCAGATGACAAATCTACAATCACGATAGACGAGGTCGATCCAGTTGTGATCGAGCAGAAACGTAGATTGCCGAGTGTATTGACGCCGGGTTGGGAGATTTGAGCGACGAAGCCGAAACCGAGCGCGTCAATTGCTTGCTTTAAGTCTGTGTAGGTAATTGCGCCACCCAATCCGGTACCAACTGGTAACACCACTGTGGCATTTTTTTGAACCCCGTCGACAACCACTTGGAAATAGTAAGCAACTCCTGGAGTTAGGTAAGTTAGATCGGTATACACCTTGCCACCGTGAAGCACAATATCTTGATACCCTTGAGTAGAAGTTGCTGGTAGTCCTGATGTAAACAACCCGAGCTCGTCGAATGTGTATACGCCAGTTGTTGCACTGATTAAGCTATTAGCAAGTTGAGCGATCGGCTCTTGGCTATTCAATACGCATGTTACCACAACCTGACTTTCGCCAGTGGGGAGCTTCAAGCTCCGTACACCGTCGATTCCAGCCGGATCCCCACCAGGAAATGTGCCAAGGCCTGTGCCAAGCTTTAGGGAGCTTTCATCTACAATTTCGTTATACGTTTCATTGTACAACCGACTTTGCCAGCCAGCGAGATCAGGCGAAATGCCATCGTTGGGACGACGAAATGAAATTGCCCCAGTCGCATCTATATAAGTTCCTCCATTGCCAAGGGCAAGTTTGTAAATTGTACTGTTTGGCTCGCGAGCGAGCGCACGGGAAATAATGCGAGAAATATTTTGGGGATGGATAGCGTTGCTTTTATCGAGCACTACTTGACCCAAATCGTCCGTAATCGTCACGTGGCCTGCAATACCGACTCGTAAAAAATTGTCACTCATTTTGTGTAATCTTGTTTTATATTGTATTTACGTGCCGGTGATGCTTCGTGCGCAACTGATTTAGGCTGCTACTGGAGATGGACCGTGACCGATTGATCCGCCAATTTCACCAACGCGTGGGGTTAGCACTTGATGAGTAGGGGTAAGTACCTTGACCAACTGTTGGAAATACGATAACGCATTCACCCCATTTCCGAGTGTGGTTTGTGCACAAAGGTCATACAGTGGGAATTGACCGGCGTTACGGTTGGAGATCAAGTTGAAGAAACGCTGACGATCAATACGGTCGAGAGCGGTTAGTGGGAAAAAGTGAACGTTACCGTTGTTGTCGACGGTCATAATTGCAACTTCAGTCCAGACACCTTTACCAGCAATGTCTACCCAACCTGTGTGTGGGAATTTACCTGGGCGAATTTCGATTGGAGTTGGATTATATTTCATGTTTGTAGCCTTTGCAGGTGCACAGTGTGTTCGGTGTTATTTAGACTACGAAAAATGCGGGTATTTTTAGGGAACAAAAAAAGGACCTTGCGGTCCTTTCTTAGCGGTTATTGGGAGATAAGGTCACCGTGACCTCAGAGTCATGCTTAGGCCACTAGGGCAAAGCGTTCGTCGTTCGAAGCGTTAGCTGCGTTTAGTTTTTCGCTGGTTTTACGTGTACTGCATCACGATTCCTAATCATATCTACTTATTGCGCAGGCAATCTCCACGTCGGGCCCATCAAATATGGTCTGACTTTTACAACAGACCGTAGGCACTACCAGCCTAGCATATTTGGTGGACCCGGGGGCGTCGAAGCCCCTTCTTGCACACCTTTTGATACAATTTCAAACAGAATTCTTATATAGAGTGGTCAACTTGGATAAACTATCCCCGTAGAGCACTCTGCGTTCTTTACTATTTATACCTTCATCCAGGTTTACCAATCTACCACCGTTGGCTACCAACCCGAATATATCAATCAACTTCGATTCCAGCATCAATGCTTCTTTTTCTGTCAACCGATCTTTTAATACTTCTACGATAACCTCTTTACCAAACTGTTGTAAACGTTGCCGAACTTTTCTATGAGTTTCATTGCGGTTGAGGTTGTATGCTCTATTACCCGTGCCCTTGCCGACATAAAATGGCAGTTTTGTCATTCCTATTGATGCTGCAAAAGTTGTTTTTCCATTTTTACCGGCGTGAGCATTTTTAGTAGGCTCACAATGCGTATACACATAATACACAGGCGCATCATCCAGCATCAATGAGTTGTATACTGGTGAAATATCTGTGTTGTATATTTGCTGGCATGCATCTAATACACTTCCCGCACGCTCTTTATGAGTTCCATACTTACCAGCTCGGTGTTGCCCAATCAGGGTTTGGGCAAGTTTCAACAGCCGGGTGCAATCTTCCAGCGAATCGATGTCAACTTCGTATGATTTCAAGTTCATACTACGATGATATTATACTTTCGAACTTGTCCACAACGGATTGTGAGAAGTTAGTATCGCCATACGGTCGTTGAAGTTTGGCGTTTCGATGATGCACTGCTTTGTTGGCTGTGTCATCTGTCCAAAATAATCAATCATCGTAAGGTCGACCATTCGACTATAGTGACGGTTACTACCTCGTACTCCATCGTGCTCTGGCTTGAAGTGTCCAGCACGTAGATAATATACTTTGTCATACACTTGTTGTGCAGCCATGCACTTACGGTAGTACTCATCTAACCAATCGCTGTACGAGTTATTGCTGCCCATTGCAACCAATGCGTATGTCCACAAGTCAGCAAAACTTCGCTCAGTCACAACAACACTGGCTCCAAGTTTTCCGAGCTTGTGCATCTTTTCAACTACGCTGTCATCTTCCAACTTTCGCTTTAGGATCTCATCCTGAAACTTGCACGTTAGCTCGTTATCCGAATTTACCTGAGTTAGAGTCACTCCCCAATCACTTAAAATCGAGCGAGACGTCTTTCTAGTGATGGTTATATATCCAAGCTCAGACAGAGCTGAGATGATGCTACTCTTGCCGCTACCTTGACTTCCGCTAATTGCAATCAACATGTACAACCTTTTAAACTGCTGGCGTGGCGATCTTAGTTGCCGTTGCAACTGAGGTACGATTGAGTGTCATAATTTGATCATTGTGAGCACTCAATTTTGCCGCAAGCTTCGATGCGAGAATGTTCGAAAGCACTGCTTGGGCTTGCTCTTTACTATCATTTACGACGTGGTTGATCATCGCGTTGTATTGTTGACGTAGTTCTAGTTCCATTTTTATTACCCCATAAAATAAAGTTTATACGACCTGTTCCGAAATTCCGGAAGAGAGCCGATCTGATACCCTTGTACCTTCTTTTCGACAAGTTGGGAACTGCGAGTTTGTGAAAGCAGATCTGCAACTTGCTTTGCGAGCGCTTCATCAGCTGGATTACCGGCTGCTTCAACAACACACACTTTGCTACCAGTTGGTGCAAGACGCGAGAGCTGGGCGCTCACAGTAGTTAGTGCGCCACCTGTCAAGTAAAATACGTTCACGGCTGATCCTCTAGTTTCTCGATGTCACCAAACAACACAGTGTATAGTTCGCTCGTTGCTTCTTGTTTCGCTGCGACTGTTGTGAACGTTTGTTTGTGACGCATTGCAATCACCTTGTTGAGAATTGAGGCGTCAATCTTAAACTGCTCGCGAATAGCACTAATTATTTCTTTCTTGTGGTCACGCTCCCCATCTGCTCTAATTAAGCAACCGCACGCTTCTTCAATCATCACCTTGAGTTGCTTACGTTCAGCTTCTGCACTCGGAATTACAAATTCAAAACCTTCGATTGCCATAATATATCCTTTAAATTGATTGTTCTAACCACTGACGCCACGTGCCGGGAAAGTTCTTCGGCGAGTACAGTAGTGGTGGATTTAACTGAATAAATGTCTTTGATACAAATAGTTCTCCCATTCCGACCTTCGAAAATACGTGCGTGAAATGCGGATCACTTGGATAAATGATCATAGTACCACGCACTGGATTAAATCCGAATCCATGAGATGGAAATTCCAGCTTCCCACCGTACACCTCAAACTCGCCATCAAACGGCGGCTTATCGTTATAATCACACAGAAACAGAAGTGCCGTCAAGTCTCGGTTGTGTACCCGCAGCCACTTGTCTTTAATGCGAGTAGAATTATCACACACTGCTACTGGCGCAACCCACTCATTTGCCCACTGCACTCGAGTAGGTTCCAAATCAGTGACAACCGCTTGGTAATGATGCTCAATCGCTTCTCGATGAACAGCAAGAGCTTGTGCTACGTACGTGTGTGCTAGCTCAGTATGCTTGATCGTCATTATTGGACGATTGGACCTATCTACATCAGTCTGGATAAATTCCGCGCTATCAGCAATTTGTTCACACTGCATCGGAGATACGGCTTCGTCGATAATGAAAAATGGAGAGCGTGAGGTGGGGATCATTTTTTCAACTTCGATGTGTGGTAGTCAGTGAAGACTTTATTTACTTGTTTCACGTATGGGTAAATTGACTTTTCGAACACTTGAGCTTTGAATAGCGTTTCGTTCCCAATAATGGTAACAATGTTCTCAATGAGAATGCCAGACATTTCATAGAACATCAGTGCATATGTCGTCTCTTGTAGGAAGTAGTCTTTAATCCAATCTTCCTGTTTCTTTTTACTTGCAGTCTTGAAGTCAATGATACAAGGCTTGCCCTTCCATACACCAATCAAGTCTACTCGACCAGCAGTTTTCAACTCATGTGAGACGAGGCACTGCTCGTTCATCCAAATCTCCGACAGATTGGTTGTCAGTTCTTTTTTGATTTGTCTGTATGGAATAGCGACTTCACGTGGTGCATCTTCTTGCAACACTTTAGACTGGTCATTGAGCCATTCGTCGAGTGGATTGTGTACTCCAGTACCACGGTCAGTTGCAGCTTTGGTAGTTTGCTTTGCTTGTTCGAAGCCAACCCTTTTGCGCCACACGTTTAGAGATTCCTGTTTTTCAGGATCCGCTTGGCCAATTACTGTCGTAACGCTTGGATACCACAAATCATCAGCGACTTTATACATTCGCTTGCCATACACATTAGTTTTTGCTTCGAGCTCTACAGCCCAGGCTTGAGGTGGTTGACGAGGAATCAAAATAGATAAGGTAGTACTAATGCACAATTATCTATGGTTGCAAAAAAGGGGGCAACCTACCACCCTTTGTCGATGATTACCCTTGGCATTGCATCTTCTTCCACTTCGTCTTTCATTAGTTTAACAAGACGAGGTTTGAATAGCAACTGATCCCCTTTTGTAGTATGGAGAATCGGCTGGCCATGCTTATCGGTGCCGAATCCTGTCACCGTCGCTTTACGGTTCTTAAACTTCCCAACTCTGATTTCATCACCAACGGCGATAGGAGGAACATTAAGCTCCTCTTCCGCTTTTTCAGTTAGGAAAGCTATGAACTTGCCCATTACACTGGCTTACGAATGCATTCAGCTTTGTGGTTACGACCACCGACTAGCTTTTTAACTTCTGCACAGGCAGCATCCGCTGTGTCCACATAAACAGTCTTCGTGGCGCCTTTTTTAAGCGGGACGTCCTTGTTAGAACCGTATGTGTCGTACGTCACAGTCCATTTCGATTTAGCATCTTGTGGGTCTGCGCTTTCTTCAACACTTTCGTTATCTGAATTAGCGTGCGCTTTAGCAGCTTGTTCGTTTTTAAAGATTTTACGCGAACCAGCTAGATTAGTTGTACAGAAAGACCCATCTTTTAATTTCTTTACATCACCACGAATAAATCCACGTGCTTCTTGTGAGGAATCGATAGTTGGATCTTTGCCTTCTGCCACGTCTTGATTGTTAAGTTGATGAGAAACTCCTTGTCGCAGCGCTTCCTTAAATTTACCCAACTCCATAAAGTTTCCATTTTTACGCATACGCTTATCTAATATATTTAATATACCTTCAATAGCAGATTCAGCAGTCGCGCCCGATTTGGAGAAATAATGTTTTACACCTTGGCGAATTGCGTCCAACGCACCGCTATCATTTATATTATGCTTACGAAATAATCTCTCGACGGTGTTGAGAATAGCATCTTGAATACCTGAATTGTCCATACGTTCTCTCATACGATCTGGATTGCCTCGTTCGCCCTGGCGCATACTGTAATCGGTATAGTCATCTTCCCACGCATCGTGGTTAGCTCCTTCTTCGACGCTTTCATTCTTGTGTTTGAAGTATTCGACTTCACGTTCGTGCTTTTCAGCTGCAGCTTTGGTTGGGAAGTCGCCAAGATTTTTACCAGTCTTTTTGCTGACGAGACGGTATCCAGCACCGTGCTTGATGATGTGTTCATTAACTGTTTTATAACGATCGACCTTCATGCCACAGTTCGTGCAGTGCAATACCCCATCCGTATCATCCAGTTGTGATGTTTCTTGATACGTACCTTTGCCGCATTTAGTGCACTTGCAACCAGTCATGTCTTCGCCAGCTGCTTCTTTGACCTTCGTCCAAGTGCCCGGATGTTCGAGATTTGCGTAACGTTCGTGCTTTCTAAACGCTTTTGCAGCACCTGGATGATCACCTTTCTTCTGTGCAGCCCCTGCATCTCCCCAGGTTGAATCTACTTTTTTCTTTAGTTCACTGCCTCGTTGAATTTTACCAATGAATGAATGCTTGTCGGCTTCAGCCAATCCTTCATTCAACATCTTTACCAACTTTTCCATATCCGCAGGGCCTGCAATCGGTTCATCAAAGTGCATCAGTGGGGTGGCTCTTCGATTGTTAGCATCGTCGACCGACTTGTGATACGCTACATGTGCCGTGAGGTTACCATCGTAGTTTGTAAAATTCACAATGCCTTTACCACTTACAGCTCTAACACTATCTGGTAATACATACTTTCCTGGCGAATATTCGACATCAGCATTGTGTTGGTCTGGAAAATATTTTATGATAAATGCACGCTGCTCTGCATCAATCGGCATTCTTTTTGGAACTGGAGCAGCTTTCTTTTTAAAACGGTCAAATAAACCTTCAGTTAGACTACCTTTACCGGAACCAGCTTTAAATGAGCCTTTATTTGTGGTACCATCCCAAGCGTGGTACGTACCAGACTTGTTGTCTTTTGTTACTTTGTAGCCAGCTTTTTTAGCAGCTTCTTCCCACGCAGTAAGCGATGGGTAAGTACCTTCATTCAGCGTTAGGACAGTTGAGAGTTTCATGCTCGTGATGCTCCACCAGATTTTTGCGAACGGAATTTTGCTAACCGCTGAACTAATCGTTCATTTTTCTTGCGTTCTTTTTCTTCATCCTCGAATTCTTCCATATCAGCAATCTCCTGCTGGCCAGCAATCTCGTTGTCTTGCTTCTGTTGCTCAACCCCTTGCAATTCAGTCTCTGCTTTTGCTTTTGCGACATCTGCGTTGGCGGTACGGACACCTGTTTCAGATTTTAGTAGGTCAATAACCTGTTGTAATAGTTGAACAGTGCTTTGTTGCATATCTGGAGATGATTCGTCTTCGCCACCGAGGTCACCTTCGCCACCTTCTGTGTCTAGGTCCAGTTCACCTTCGCCACCTTCTTCGCCATCAAGTGCTAAATCTTCTTCACCACCATCTTCACCTTCGGCGCCTGGCTCTTCTTCGTCTTCAGTGATTGGTTCATCCCACTCTACGTCAACGATATCGTAGTCCTGCTTTAGCATATACAACACTTCAGCGATTTCTTTTTTCTGCTCCGTGTCCGACAGAATGGAGTTTAGACGGGATTCAAAATCTTCAGCTTGTTCACGCTTGACGGTTACTTTAACGATCTTACCATCACCATCCTGCAAACCGAATGTAGAAGTTTGCGTTTTGTCATCAACATCCGCACGTTTGGTAGCATTGCTAACTTTGTCATTGATGTCGGCGACAATTTTCTTGTTTTTATCGGTCATTACCGGAGCAGTTTGTCCATCGTCGAATTCAAACAAAATCGCAGTACCGACATCGAATGTCGCAATACTACTCTCGTTGAATTTAATCTTTTCGATCTTGGCGCTACCAGAAAATTTACGGCGTTTAACAGGTTTCGATGGGTGGGTAAATGGGTTGGTAGCGATAGCCTGTGCACTTACGGCGCCGGCTGCTGCATCTTCAAGTATGGTGGATAGTTTCATAGTGGTTTAGGGGCAGTATCGATTATTTATCGCCGAGGTAGCTCTTATATAGTATTTCGACAGCTTGTTGTGTAGTCTTAGCGGATTGGAGAGCTTGCTCGCTTGTACGAACGTCAGTAATAACGTCAGCAAACTGGGAAAGTGTGCGCCGAATAATTTCAGGAGAGTACTTGAAATTCCGACCAGCTTCGGTAGCGAGTTCCAACTTGTCGGCGCGCTCCACGAATGTATCTTTTGCTTGGATAAGTGAAGTTTCTGCAGTTTTTAGTGCACGAATCAATAGTGGGCGAGCCTGCTTAATGTCGACTGCCCAATTACCGTCGTGAGAAGCGAGTAATGCACGGATAGTACGTGGAGTCTTCAACTTAGGCTCTTGCAAGATAATTGATAAATCTTCCAACAAGTCGCCGTAGATCGAGCCACTGCGAGTTTCCGCAACTTTCAAAATGCCTTGAACTGGCCGAGGCACAGATGCTTTAATTTGATTGCGAATGGCGAAATTGAACTGATTGAATGCAGAGAACACGTCTTTATCAACGATCTTGACTTGGCGATTTGTCTTTGGATCGAACATTACAACGCCCTCTACCCCTGGGTCGTGCTCCGCTTCAACATCTTGGACGTCTCGGAGACTTGGTACCAACGTGCGCACAAACTGCTTAAGCAGTTTTTCTTTGATAGGGAGTTTGAAATCAGTTAATAATTTTTCAGCAACTTGCTTACGGAGTGCGACCATTTCGCGAGTTTTTGAGGTGGATTTGGCGATAGCTGCAATTGACATTGGGCCTTGCGAGGTTTCGATCTGTTGCGCTACGTACGTTTTTAGTTGATCCAACTCTGCTGCAAAGTCGATTTGCTTTAGCTTTTGAGCATCAATTTGCTGCGGAGTGACAAATCGCCATGTGATCAGAGTTGGCTTCCTAACTAACGACACACCGTCTTCGGTTGTGACTTCAACAGTTTCAACTTTGACAGGAGCAAGCTGCAATGCGATTAGTTTTTTGATAATAGCTGGGGAGTCCTCGCTAATCGCTCGCAAGAACGCAATACTAGAGGTACCGTAAATGATCGCATTTGGTTGGCGGCCATATAACACCTCGCACTCGACCATAACATTTACTGGGACTGCAGTTGCTAATTGATCTTCAACCTGTTGTAACGCTTGGTGAGCAGATTTGAATCCAACATACGCAGGAGAGTCGCCCCATTGTTGTGCATCGTACACTGGAGTGTCATTGCCTTTTTGTTGACGATTGGTAAACAATTTACCATGTTCGTCAATGCCAAACGTGAGCGCCGATCCGTCCAGCTTTTCTGTAACAGCGTACCGGGTTAGATTAGTAATAGTATCAACGAATTCATCAATCGACAAATCTTCGATGTGCTCTATACCTTCTCGCAAAAATTGACTAAATCGCATATACACTTATTTTAAAAGCGTATTTAGGTCAATCCCAACAAGTCGTCCAACGATACCTTACTCGATGCGACTTCGCGTTGAGGGCGGTCGAATCCACCCTTTTGAGCCATATTTGTAATACGCAGCGATTTCGCATCCCAACCAATGTTAACAATACTGCCTACCCCACCCGAACTGCGAGTTTTTAGAAACTGGAATCCGATTTGTCCTGCAGCTCGCATCGCATCAGTTAGGTGAATAGCTAGAGTCCAGTCACTGCTACGAATCTTTTCAGCTCCGCCAGCTTGGTGACTCTGATTGTAGACTTCGACTTCTGCGGCGCCTTTTGTCAACTGACTAGCAGTGAGTCCGATCATATTGTATTCACCAAGCAAGTCGTAGAACTCTTCCGTGATAAACTTATCACGTGTTCCGATGTTCTCAGTAGACACTTTTTGGATCGGATACATCTTGTCAAGGTAGTCGAGTACAATGATATCAGGAATCCAACCCTTTTGGATTTCAACCTCTTTAATTAAGGCACGTAGGTCATTGGCTGTAGACCCAAGTCGAACTTTCTTGATCACCATCTCACCACACTGGTCCGAAATTCCATTAAGAGCAGCAGCGGCCAGCTCTGGATGACGGGCGAGTTCTAGCGAGCTCTTACCCGATACTACCATCTGCGCGCGTTTATCTATCATCTCTTCACTCAATTCGAGCGAAACGTATAGCGCATTTAGGAAGCTCCCATCAAGCCCGCGCTCCTTGAGCATATTTAAACCGAAGTTTAAAATAGATACGCTCTTCCCACCACCTGAAATAGCAAGCACTAGCATCATTTCGCCACGAGCTGGACCGCCATCCATTCGTTTATCGAGCTCAGGATAACCAGTTGAATACCGAACTGAATTCTCTGTAGCTCCTTGCCGAGCTTCAGGATTTTCGAAGAATGATATGCCAATATTACTATCAACCTTGATTGAAATTGCTGCACGCACCAAATGCTCTAGTTGATCGTACTGCTCCTCCATAATCAACGACGCAGACTGCTCCAGAATGATATTACGGAGAGCGCTTTGTCTACAAAATGTTTCGATTTGGTCTTGGGTGTATTTGACCTCGTCCCCTAGCAATGCTTTAACTTTTTTGAGCTTCGTCTTAGTCTCTGACTCGATGATGTCACCAGATGGGATTCCATTATACTTGCTGTGATACACTTTAACAAATGTAATTGCTTTACGAAATTGAGGATCGAAGTACTCTGGTTGAATGATTGGAAGAGTTTTTGTGAATAGCTTAGCATCTGCTACCCACAAAGATAGGAGCATTTCTTGTTGTTTGGTGTCAAGCATTTAGTAGATTGTGTACGGTTTACGTAGTTGTTCAATGATAGACGAGTTTGCAATAATAAGCTGCGTGTTGTCAACGACGATGTCCCCCAAACGCACAGTGGAATTGCGGATGATTTTATCAGCGACAATATCAATTGCAGCTAGTTTTTGAGATACTGCCAATGGGAGCACGATAGTCGGTAAATTAGCACCAGACAATTGAAGGGCATTTCCCTTTTGTAGAGTATACGACGGGAGAGTAACAGAGTACAGAAAGTACGGCTTTTCGATAGCGAGTACTTTATACCGAGCCCATAGTGTGCCACCAACAGGAGTAGCTGCAGACATAGGTTGGTAATGATTAACAAAGGTAAGAGTCTCTGTACTCATATCTTTCGAGTGGAGTGTTTTATATAGTAGTGTAGCAACAAACGTTGGGGCGTTGATATCTGCTGCAATTGTCATGATGTTAGACGTTAACAGATTTGGTGCTGACCAGGCGGCTGTATTAGCATATAACACAGGTGGGTTAAATTGATTATCGGTTATAACAGCTACGCCAGTTTGGGGAGTTAGCAAATCAATCACAACAGTATCATTAGTTTGAGAAACGATAACGAAGTTGGTAGTTTTTACATGCGCAATGCTGGTAGCGGTAACAACTTCCACAAATATCTCAACAACAAGGGCACCAACGTGACCAAAGTTGTGGATCGCAGTAAGGTTGCGAAGTTTTGAAAATGAAGTTTTGAACACAACCGGTGTCTGGCGCCAAGTAAGGGCACTGCGGGTCGATACTTCGGCATTTTGGTCAATCGTTAGTATTCCAGCACAGTTGGGAGTAAAGGTACATCGATTAAAAAACGTAACTGCTCCTGGTACTACTGCTTTATGATCAGCTTTTGCACAAATACTACATTTGAAGATTTTATTGATATTTGTACGTTTGTTGCTCATGTTAATTCATCTAATAGTTGACAGAACTTGGGATAAGCCGCTGTTCGTATAGCTACGTATTTATTGACCCCAAACACATGAATCGGAATCTTTTTGTCAGTAGCTTGGCGAATATCAACCACTTGACTAAATCGATCAGTGATAACTTGCTCGAGTAGATGAGCATCGAGGGCGTTTGCTACAGGGTCAGTACGTTCGAATACAGTTGGGCGCCAGTCGTACCCATTGAAAGGTAACACATACACACTAGATTGTGACGATTGCCAATCAATCTCGATTGATCTGCATAATACTCCCTTTATTCCGACTAACTTCTCGATTATAGTTTCCGTAGGAGAATATGTATAGTCACGGTGCCGCACTTTGACGATCGACATTACTTTTGCGTTAGGTGGGCGGCTCTTTATTAAACACAGTTCTTCACGGAGTACCTTGCTGCAGTGTTCTTTAATAAAGTTTCGTTGAGGTTGCGTTAAGTACACAGCGTAAATGAATGATGTGACTTATTTAGCGCTGACGAACGTGTATACTAAATACTGTCGTCGGATAGACGTATCAGTCAGTATCCCGAACTCGACACAGATGGTTTCAGTACTTTGTACATTCAGTTTCAGACCGATCGAACGCCTCTAAGTTTCCGTCGGCATCGTCTTATTATGTATGCAACTAGTGTTAACCGGATGTACGGGTGGATCACTTGCAGCATAAATAGTGCACACATACTTTACTTACCCATATGAAGTTCTCACAATACTTGTACGAAGGCATACGAACTGCGGATTTTGCAAAAGCTGTTGGCTCAATTGTTCAGTACATCGAAAAACAAATTGGTACACTGTACCGCTATCCAGAGATCGAGCACTACAAAGGCTCACAAGGTAGCGGCATCGGTCTACGGTATTTTACTCAGGACGGTAGTAGCATTCGGTTCAACTGGACGTCAACAGCAGCTTCTTCGAAGCTTGATTCAATTTCGCTTTGGAACGGATCAACTAAGTATCCTAATTTCCAAATCCGTGGCATCGACGACGTGCCGCTCGGTCAACTATCGCTTGCAAAAATCTTACCAACGCTAATCCAGACGTTGAAAAATCCAAAAGTAGGTGAAGTTGAACTGTCGACACAAGAAAGCGCTGACGTACTCGATGATCTCGATAAAGCACTACTAGAGGGTGTACTGAAGGAAGATGCGTACGAGGACGTGATCGATGCATTAGATGCCGGCCCAGTATCCGGTTACACATTCTCCAAGATGGGACGCAACCAAGACCGTATTTTCCAGAAGATTTTGTCAACCTACAAAAATTCATTTGATGTTAAGACTGATGGTGCTGGACGGGCAAAGTACACATTTAAAGATGATGCTAACGAGATTGACAGAGAAACTATCGTCGGAGCTGTGATGAGTGGCCAAGCACGTAGTGCTCGTCTTGGGTTGAATGTAACTGCTGGTGGCGAAGAAACGATTACTACTGATGGTGAGCTCGCAGCACAAAAGCAGTATCCGGCTGCACCAGCGCGTGTACCGTACGAAGAACAGTTAGACGATATGAAGACGATTATCAATGCTGTTGTCAAAGGTGCATCAAATTTTGCTGTTATCTTGGGAGCTGGTGGACTGGGTAAGACTCACACCGTTGAAGAAACATTAGGGGATCTGGGATTAGAAGACGGCAACGGATACTTCAAGAACACATCCAGCGGTTCTGCAGCAGGTTTATATAAAACATTGTTTATGAACCGCAAGGGCATCGTGGTGCTAGACGACTGCGACACGATTGTTGCCACACAAGAAGGCCGCAACTTGATGAAAGCTGCGCTCGATACCAAGAAGAAGCGTAAATTAACTTGGTCCAAGCACGCATCGTGGTTATTTGACCCAGCAAATCAAGAAGAGATGGCCAAGACAGAAGATTCGATTGCAGTTGGCGAAGAGCCAGAGATGTTTCCGAAGTATTACGACTTCGAAGGTCGTGTCATTATGATTAGTAATCTATCAGCAGACACGCTAGATCCAGACGGAGCCCTTGCTACACGTGGGTTTATTCTTACCCTGGATCCAACCAAGGATGAGGTGTTTGCGTTCATGCGCAAGATTGCACCAAAGATTCCAGTCGAAGGGCGCCAATTGACCGATGCAGAGCGCAACGAAGTCGTTGACATGATTGAGAAACAACCAGGCACTGCCAACATTCGTAAGCTAGTTAGAGGGTTGAATATGTGCGCATCCGGGGTGCCGAATTGGCAGCGAATCGTCGAACGATACGTATAAAGAAAAGGGCCTCACAGGGCCCTTTTTGTTGAGCCACCCTGCAGGTAAGTTCGCATAAATAGAGGTGTGAGCCACGATGTACCACCATCTGCTCACTCTAACAGTCGAGAAAGGACTAATCAGCAATGCGTATTTACACGATTTATATGGCCACCAATATGGTCAACAACAAAAGGTATATTGGATTCGATTCCGCTTGGCCCAATCGACAAAAAGACCACCTTAAAAAAGCGTTCGGTAAGTATAACCAACAAAATAAGTATTACTTTCACAGAGCTATTCAAAAACACGGTAGAGATAACTTCGAATGGACTGTGTTATACCAAAACCTCGATGGGGAACATACGAAGAATGTTATGGAGAACCACTTCATTGCAGAATATCGCACGTTTCGTGGGTTCGAAGACTGCAATGGATACAACCTATCACTTGGTGGGGATGGGAACTTGGGTCGAAGACATTCAGCAGAAGCAGTAGCCAAGGTGAGCCAGAGTAAGACTGGGAAACTAACAGCCCGGTCAAGACCAGTTACCACACCGTACGGAACATTTGATAGCTTGGCTGCAGCGACGATGGTTACTACACAGCACGGAATATCAAAAGGAATGATGTACGTACGACTACGTAGTTCATAGTTTCCGGAGTGGAGTTTCGTAGATACGCCGAAACATACTCCTGTTGCGAAACAACGAAGACAACGCACCAAACCGTTGCCGAGACAACAACGGGCTGTAACTACACCAGAAGGTAGCTTTGAGAGTGTCAAAGCAGCAGAAGTAACAACAGGTACGTCAATGCAAACAATTCGATGGCGAATACATAGTGTGAATTATCCAGATTGGTATTATAGCGAACCAGCTACACACAAACTAACAACTTCCAACCCAAAACGGCTTACTGTACGGACCGAGTCCGTACAAACCCCGATTGGTACATTTTTTGGATTAGAAGCTGCATCAGTAGCGACCGGATTGCAAACTGGGACTATACGTTACAAGATTAGCAGCGACAATTACCCAGAGTGGCAGTACGATAATACTGTAGTAGAAAATTAAGCAGTCTGCGATTTTAAAAGTTTTTTCACGTTGTAGTGGTACGTCGCAGCACCGTTTGGAGTGAGCTTCAGCTGTTCGATGAACATATTTTGCAGTTCACGCGACGTGGCTGTCGGGTTGGCTTTCACGATGTCGATAGCACGAGCTTGCTTCGACACTGGGCGAACATAGTCTTCTTTGTGCTTAGCAGTCAGCGCTTTCACTTCGTCACGGCAACCCATTTTCCAACCGACGCGTTTACCAACCGGAATGCGTGATGAGAACACATCAAAGTACTTTTCGGTACCAGCTTGTGCAGTGCGAATAGCTTGCTGTAGAGCAATGTCTTCAGTCTTAGCGTATTGAGTGACAGCATCACGTACGAAGTTGATGAAGTACATCTTAGCTTGGAGTTCAAACTGAGTGTGAGTCAAGTCACCGGTGATTTCGAACATAGCACGTTCGTAACCAGCTTGATCACTTTCGAAATCTTCAGCAGCAGTCACAGCACGTGTAACATTATTGACATCGATACCCTTGTCGCGAAGTTTTGTGATGACATTAAACAAGTTAGCGTCTGTGCGTGTGATCGATGCTGTCATTTAGAATCCTTTAGTAGTTGATAGGGTCTATTATCCCCGTTTTTTGCCAAAAGGCAACGGGGTTTGTAAATTTATTTGAAAGAAACTCGCTGAACAACAGTTTGTTGCATACCGTTGTACACCGTATGATCTTTCACTGTGAAAGCAGCAGTAGCAAACTCAGTAGAGACATCCATGTGATGGCTCGTCCACCACGTCAGCTGGTTACCGGCATTATCTTCCAGGGTAACCAGGATACGAGGAGTTTCAGTGTAACCAAACGAGCTCCAACCAATTTGAAGACTACGAACCACCCGAATCTTGGCATTTTTCACCCGTTCCCCAACTACACCGATGTGGCGGCTGTTGACAGCAGCTTCAGCTTGGCGTCGTTGCACAGCGAACACACTCTCAGTAGATTCCAACTGACGGACGGTGAGCGAACCCCATTCCTTCAGCTGTTGCTGCATAGACAGCAGGAATCCGTTTGTACCGACATAGTCTGTCAATGCATTCACCAGGGCAAGATGTTCATTCCTCCAGGCAGATGTGGACTCTTGACGCTCGGCTTGGCGAGCTTGGCGCTCAGCTTCCCAACGAGCTTGGCGCACTGCACGACGTTCAGTGGCTTTCACAGCACGACGTTCCCGAGCATTTTGCAGGCGAACAGCTTTGAAATTCTCAACTTCACCACCGGTCTTTGCAACACAGTCGCAACCGACGACAAAGTTCTTACCATCCGCACTCTTGATCACAAACTCGTACAGGATACCGGTACCACAGTAGTCACAAGTACCACCGGGCTTACGACCGAACCCAGGCATTACAAACCAGTTTTCACGGCAACCAACACAACGGAAAGGAGCGCGACCGAGACCGGCTTTTTCAAAAGGGTGGGTAGATGTTGTCATTTCGTGTTCCTTTGTTTGTTGAGTCAATTATCTACCCTAATTCAGTTAAGGTCAACAGGTTACCCACAAGTTGTTGCACCAATTTCCCACAGTCCATTCTTGATGGTCAGACGAGTCCAGTACGTGAACTTTCTATTACCAAACTTGCGTTGGTACTTTTTCAGCAGGCGTTCAGCAGTACGGTAGTCTCCCACGTTGATAGCTTCACTAATGTGATGGCTTGCTGTAGTGATCTTCATTTCAGGTCCTTTGTTTGTTGAGTCGATTATCTACCCTAATTCAGTTAAAGTCAACGATTTAACGCTTACCAGTGAACTTTGCAATGTAGTACGAAGCGTTTGCAACACTGATGTTGAGTTCTGTCGCAATACGCTTAGCAATTGCGTAATTACTCAGTGTTCCGTATGCAAACAGGCGATCAAATGTCAAACGAGCACCAGCTTGTTTGTCTGCAGGGGATTCCACTGAGTAGTGCTTAGCAGCAACAACTGTAGGAGCAGGCACGACAGCAGCGTCATCAGTCCAGTAGAAGTTGGTTCGAGACTTACCACCAACCTTCCAGGAATCATGCAGAACACCGTCGATGATCGCAAATGCGTGACCGCGCTTGAGACCATACACACGACCTTTCGGAAACTTTGTGATCAGTTGATTCAGAGTGATCTTCTCACCATCTTTGCGAGTTGCGCGATCGAGCAAGTCATAGATAATGTGGTTTTTCGTGGCGTGTCCGTCGCGGCGACCACGTTGTTTGAATATACGGTGGGCTTCGTCGTACGGAATGTCTTTGAACAGCGCATAGGCACGAACTGCACAGTCGTTGCTTTCGGCAAAACCAGAACTACGCATTCCACCATCTGTTTTAACGAACTGCATTTTGCTTCCTGTCTGTGCTGTTTAACGATAGGGTAATTATCCCTCAGTTTGAACAAAAGGTCAACGGACAATGAAAAACCCGGCCAGGCCGGGTTTTTCATTCTGTTATACAGATGCGAGCTTTTCTAAGGTTGCACGATCCGTAAGCGACATCAATCGCTTAATACCAGTTGCCTTATCCCGGAAGTGGTCGAGTTGGTTAATCGCCATTTGGTTCCACATCGCAACTAATTGCGTATTTGTAAACTTTTGCAAAGTGAGAGCTAGATTAGCATCAGTCATTTTGCCAGCAAAGCTACTTTGGACTGCATGAGCAAACGTTGCGTTGCCTCCAGCTGCCACAGGATTTGGCCACGTACTCGGCACAGGTGCTGCTGGAGTGCCAGTTGCAATAGATGCACGAGCAGCAGACACGTCAGCAGCAGTATACGCTGGTGTGTGCATAGAGGGGGCCACAACAGAGGTAGTCAGAGTGGTGCGATACGCAGTGGACGATACGACTGCAGGACCTTGGGATAACACAGGACCCTTAGTGACTTCTTCAGTAATTTCGCTCAGTACCTCATACTTGCAGCAGCGACCTTTAGTATCATTGTAGTTAGCAGGAATTGATACTACGTCAGCTGGATTGATTTTTAACACAACTACGCGGTTACCAGCACCAGCGGAGCCGAATTGACCGAGGTACGAGTACGAACAGAAGTGCAGACCAGTGGAACAGGTTTCACTGTCCTTGTCGTTAACTAGCACACGAGGCATTTCAACAGTCATACCGACCTTGTTTTCCATTGTACCAGAGTGGATGTCCTTCCAGTCGGCGCGAATCTTTTTGTAAGCTAGAAAGTACCCATCTTCAGTCAGTGGCATGTTACCGACTTCCAAAAACTTGTACAAGCGCTCTGCGATCGTGTTGCGAGGATTTTGATACAGATTTTCCAAGAATGCTAGGAACATCTGTAGAGGTTTTTGCTTGCCAGCACGATGCAGTTCCCCAGCTTTGGTAGCGATATATCCACTCAATGGGAAGCCACGGTACTTGAGTGTACCACTTGCAATATCGAAGGTGACATCTTGATTACCGCGTGATACAGCATTAGGTTCGACACGTTGAGCACCCAAGCTCTTAACGATATCAATCAGTTGCATCAAGGCTCCAGCGTCATCGGTGCCACTTTCCAACTTGGAAACAATTTCCTTGAAATTAACGTGGTCGCTTGCCACAGTATGGCCGCGACCTTTGACGAACAGAGTTGCAGAGTCAGGTTTAATGATGTATGGAATCGACATGAAGGTCCTTTTAAGTTAAGTGTTAAGCAGATGCTAGTTTAAGGTATTTGTGAACTTGGTCACAAGTATTTTTTATTTCCCGATCGTTACCCGAATACCGATAGTGAGTGTTGACGTAGCTGAGCATTGGAAATTCAACTTCCAACTGTTTGCTCAACTTCATCAAATTGCCGTACTCAAGTTGGGCCAACGTACCAGAATTGGCAACCACAGTTGCAATATCTGCAAGTGCAGAATCAGTAGAACGAGCATGCAATCGATCAATACGGTGCATCAGTTGCAGTACAGTACTGATAGCAGCTTTATTAGCTGTAGCTCGAAGTTGAGCAGTGGTATCACAGATGAACTTGTTTACTAATACAGAGGTTGCAGCCACAGTAGCATTGGTGGGAGTCGGAATGGTAGCAACAGCTCGTAGCACGATGTTTTGTTTACCGGAATTGTTCACCCAAGTGATGTGATAAGCATCCGTCTGGGACACCGTTTTAGCATTATTATGGAACCACATTCGCAAGAATATATCGAACGCTTGTGCACGCGGTAGAAACGCTTTCGCCTTTTTACTTCCAATTGCTGACACCTTGATGCCGACCAACAGTATACAGGCTGGTAGAAACGCTTTTGCTACGTTGTTCCACAGATCAGAAAAGTCTTCAGCAAGTTCACTATAAATGACGTCTCCCGTTGAGTTAGTGTTGATATATTGAGGAATGCCTCGAAGTTGCGGCACGAACACGATGTGAGCGTACTTTCCACTCGCGATATGCAAGTCTAGTGTAGCTTCATCCACCACATCCCAGCTATTCTGTGAATATTTCGTCGGACAATTACCGGCACGGAGGCAGGGTGCGAATACCTTGAACGTATCATCAGGCTTGCTAGCTTGCGATACTCTACGACCTTTTGCTGGAGGGGTTGCCAAATCGGATGTAAACACCACCTTAACATAGCTACCAGGAATGCGAAACGCTTCAAGAAGCACTGTAACTGCCTGTTTGAATGTTGGGATATCAGTTAACTTGTCCCCACGCGGGACACCAATTGAGATAATATCGCCAGATGAAGAACTGGCTACATTATCCAAAAAATGGTGTTTCAGTTTTGCTGCGCAACCCTTAACCTCATCGAATACTACAACCGTAATGATATCACTCTTAGGACTGAAGCTCATTGCTGGCAGTACACGGTCAACCGGAACACTACCAACCAAGGTCGTCATTACCAGCGGATACGCTTCCATCTTGCGCCGTTTGTTGGTTTGTACTTGCAACTTATGGAGTGCTAGCGAGGCTGCAACCAATGCAGTATCAACACTAACACTTTGTTGAGTAGTACTAATGGTCTGACCTTTCCAGATCAACTTACCAGCGTCAACCAACTGTACAATATAGCGCATGCGATCATTACGCAACGCTTTGCAAAATTTGACAACGTCCCACGGTGTAGGCAATGCAGCAAACTGAGCTTGGATATGTTCTTTGATACTGTCGCCAATTTTAAGCAGCTTATCGATGATCACAGCGACAGTTTGTTCCGTGTACTGCAGTTCTTCTCGAGATGCGCTAAAGTCAAGCGAGCCGATCGGAAATGTAATAATGATCGGGAGTTCCAGCAGGCGCGTCACTAAGTCGCGTGCAGTTTGTAGTTTGCAACGGTCACGGAATGCGTTTGAAGAGGTAATTGTATGGCGTTGCAGTGGATACGGAACGTTACCCTGAATTGCTAGTGCAGTCGATAGCGGACCAGCTACTGTGGCAACAAACCAATCAGTTCCACCGAAATCTCGTTCCACCTGACGCAATGTCGTATGACCATACAGACCACCTGTAATTGAAGGTGGAACAGATCCCCACGTTGTGAAGTATGATTGAACTTTAGAAGTGAACTTCTCAAAGTCGCTAGCTTTGACTGCAAACGTTACTTCTAGGCCAGACGGTTCGATGCTGTCGCTAACATCCAGTAGTGCAATAGACGGAATACCGTCGGCGCTTTTGAATGCAGAATATACTAACTTCAGTCCACCGTGCCAACTAGTAATTGTATAATTACTAGTGTACGAAAACGGAGACTTCGAACCAAGACCGAGGGCACCGACTACATCATTAGATTTAGTCTTAGTACTCTCAAAGAACTTAGTGTACACGCTGTCAATTTGCTCAGCAGACATCCCGATACCGTAGTCGCGGATCGTGAAGTGTGGCTCTAACTGATTCGGAAGATGGATATCGAACGCTTTGTCAACACAACCGTTTTCTACGTGGCTATCATACGCATTGCACGACAATTCCCGAATAATAGCGAGGTGAGGATCTTTATACAACATCGACGACAGAATTTCGAAGGTCTTACCAGTCAATGCGATTGTATATTGTGAGGACTTCACCCCTGCGCTCATCGAGACAGGAGATGCTTCGGTAATCAGCGGAATCATTGTGTTACAGGCCCAAAAGGTTAAAAAGAGTTTGTCGTGTGGTAGCTGGAGAAGTATGCAGAATGCCAATGCCACCCGCTTTCACCCAACGATTGATATTGTCAATACGATCATCAATAAGGATATCATTTTCATGTTCTTTACTGATGTGTTTTTGCTTATCACGAGACAAGCATACTACGACGTCAAGATTGGGGTCAAGGTGTTTCTTAGCCCACTCGATTTTGTGTTGAGCAGAGTTTGGAAACTTTTCCTTGCGAGGACGACCAGTGATAACACGGACGTGCCCGACTTTGTCTTTTGTCTCGTGAAACAGCTCGACCATTTCAGGATATGGTTTGAGATCAGAGAAAAATGATGGGTACTTTTCGAGAGTGCTCCACAAAATACCAGCATCATCGAGCGTTTTGGGAGTTACGCCAGTCAGCTCCATCACACTTTCATCGAATTGAGCATGGACACCATCAAGGTCCCATGCGATTGCAAATTGTTTATTCATAATTTATACTTTAACAAAAGGGAAAAAAGGGGTCAACCTCTCGATTAACCCCTAATGTTAACTTCAAGAGTTAACGATCTGTTTTAATTACACTCGGCGGCCACGAGTACCGCGTGCTTCGTTGATTGCCATCTTTTTTGCAATCTCGTCATTTAGATCAATTTGTTGCCATTGAGCTAAATCGACAACACGAAGAATGATGTCGACGAGTTCACTACCGAATTCCGGAGTAGGAACTTCACCACGGCATTCATTAACTGCTTCACCAACTTCACTGGCGATAAGCGCAAGAGCTTCGAGCACAGTCTTATTGTGCCATCCCATTCGCTCTACCCAATCATACTGCTTTGCAGCAAGTTCGTTAATATCCATTTTTAATCCTTAAATTCATTCCACTCACGGTGACCATATCTACTAGCGGTATTACTTTGGGTCTCTCTGACTTCGATGCGGCAACACCACAGACGATCCGCTTCAACTTGGCCGTACGACGGTAGGAGAATTGTGTTTACATACTCGTATAAAAAGTCTGACAATCCTTCACATCCAGTTTTTTCAACTTCTGTGATCTTTGCAATCCCCGCATTGTGCATCGCAACAAATAGCTCCTTATGGGGATCATCGATTGCAACCAAAAGCCGATGGTCGAACCATTCTTCTAGTTTCTCTTTTAGAGGACGCAATCCACCAAAATCCATTGCCCAATTTTTTACATTGAGGTCATCAGTCTCGAACCAAAATTTAATGGTGAGTGCATAGCCGTGCACGATAGAGCATTTCCCATCATCTCGCCACTGACGATATGCAACCGGAAATGCATCCTTGTACTCTTTTGTACTCACATACTTTTTCTGAATCACTGGTCTTATATTTGCTGTCATCTTTACTTTCCTTTTGTTAATCTATTACAAAATTCCACTAACACCTGGGAGCGTTCCGTAGGAGACATTTCATCTGTTACCACGAAAACAACAAAACCCTTTTCTTTCGCCAGGTCTATCTTATGTCTGTCATTGTGGTACATCTCGGTTAACGTTTTTTTAGTAACCGGATGTACCGAATTATCAGGTTCTACTGGATGCCAAAAACTCCCATTGTATTCTAAGATAGATTTGGTCTCTCGATCAGTAAAGTCATACCCATATATTTTATTCGACTTACTCAGCCAAAATTCTCGTTTGCCCGGAACATCGCAATATAGTCGCTCCATGATAACCGTTGGCAGTGCTTGGCACAGAACATCGTAAATCCGCTTTGCAGGAGCTGACATCCTATTTGGACCATGGAAAGCCTTCTTCATCGCATCATGGTATCGTTGTGTTCCGTCAATTTCACCATATTTGGTGACGAACACGTCCAGTCTGGGTTTACCCCTGATTTGCTCTGTAAGATATTTTTCTAACCCAGCGTCTCGTTTTTGTTTTATGGCTTTTTTAAGTTCGGGATGTTGTTGCCCAACGGTTTTTTGTTGACGAGCGTAGATATCAGTAACCGCAGCGTCCCCCAGTTTTTCTCTGACTATTGCAACGGTGTTTTTCTTAGCAAGCGTTTCTTGCCATTTTTTCTTACCAAGCTCTTCGCCCCATCGAGCGATCATATTTTCTTCCGTTTGGAGCGATTTGTTAACGTGAGTTGTAAACCGTTCGAGTCCGTCATCGGGGTACCGCCATAAAAACCATTCTTTTGTAAGTCTTCGATATGGATGGGTTTTGTACGTTTCTTCTCGTTTTTTCAGCTGCACTTGTTTACTTGCATACTTTGCTGGACCTATTGTAGGTCCATACTTCGTGATATAATCATCTTCAGTCATAATAACGTATCCGTGCATCAACCTATTTATGCGTAAGCACGGATACGCCTCAAAAGATTAGGCCGTTGGCAGTTTAGTGCGAGCGATTGCTAAGAATTCAGAGCGAACGTATGGATTGTCGACAAACTTACCGCTCATTGCGCACGTAACCGTATCAGCTGCAGTGTCTTTAGCACCACGAGTAGACATGCACAAGTGAGCCATCGAGGCGAACACTGCAACGTCAGTCGATTCAGTGATAAACTTCATTGCTTCCAAGATTTGGTGAGTTAGACGTTCTTGTACTTGCGGACGAGCTGCAAAGAAATCAACAATGCGGCTGATTTTCGATAGACCAAGTACACGTTCGCATGGAATATACGCAACGACAACTGCTGGCTTATTCAATCCGCCAGCTGGAATAATCGATAGCAAGTGGTGTTCACATTGCGAAACGGTGGAACAAGTAACTGCAACAAATTCGTCAGGTGCCGACATCTTGTTTTCGACGGTTGTGCATTTCGGGAAGTTGTCATAATCGAGTCCCCACATAAAGTCATTGACCCACATCTTACCAACTCGACTAGGAGTATCGATCAAACTGTCGTCAGTGAGATCGAGACCGAGTGCTTCTAACATGATCTTGGTAGATGCAGCAATTTTGTCTATTTGCTCCTGTTTGGTAAGAGTCTGTTCAACCATTGGGGTTTCGATGCCAAGTGCCAATAGGTGCGCATGCACTCGTTTACCTAGTTCCGGATTTGATTTGCTCATTTTTGTAGTTCCTTTTAAATATAAGATTGCTATTTAGACTAGTTGAATACCGGATACTTCTTGCAAGTAATCTTTTTCGAACGCTGCATCAACTTCGATAACTGCGACGATGTGAGCAGCCGGAATTGTGACAGACGGTAGATCGACAGCAGACATGAAGATTGGAGCTAGCATCAAACCCTCCCCTTTTTGAGTGCGAGTGAGCATTAGTCGGCGTGGATCCTGTAGAGTGATCTTGCCATCATCGTGAAGCGAAGGTTGGTGTTTACCGATCCACTCTTCACCGTTTGTTACCTTGATTGCGATTACTGTTGCCATGTTATAGTGCCTTTTGAAGAATAGTGTTCTGCATGTATACCGCTAAAGTATCAACATCATCGAATGTGTTATCAACATCTGTGTGAATCGTATCATGTTGGTCAACGAACGTGCGTATTTTATTGTCCATCACAATAGATTCAGCAAGAGTCTGCACTCTCCCCTCTTGCTTGAAAATATCTGAATTACGATTGATCCACACGTTGAAATTGTTGTATTTGTTGTATAGGCTTAACGAAAGCTTTTCGAATTCCTCATACGGATAGTTAGGAATGTATTCTCGTGCATACGGAGCGAACAATAGTAACGGACAGTCGCTGACAACTACTCGTACTTTACCGTCTAGTGCCCACAACTTCTGATGTTGATTGGCGAGTAAGATTTCTGGATGTTCTAACACGTTTCCGTGATTGAGCCATACAGACATTTTGTGCCACTCGTCTACGTACTCACAATCGATGCCGGCTTGCTTTAGCAACCCAGCAAGTAATAACGCGACGGTAGTTTTACCAACCCCAGCACCTGCGATGCAATTCACTACCAAAAGTTTGGATTTCATTTTTTAAATCCGCTTATGGTGAATAATTTTTCTCTGCCAGTTACCAATGTGCTAATCTGCTTCGTATCAATGAAGTCTGCTAGTACAGCATATGCATCGAATGGAGTAATAACGTCTTTCGATTGCTCAACTGGAGCAACAATTGTAATAGTATCTGGAAGGTAATTCATTGGGAAATTAGCAATCTCGTACGTATCAGTAAACACAACAATATCATAATTGTCAAATACCGCAAAGTTACTGTTGTCCAACAAGGGTCCGAAGAAATAACACTTGAACAAATTTGGGGAATTGACGTACTCATTAGCTGCAGCTTGCTCATCGAGTGATTTGACGATCGAGTCAACGACGTAGTCTGTAGACATATTAAGTAGGATTTTTGCAAAAAGAGTACCGTGGTTGCCTATGGCAATTACTCGCTGAGGTTTATGATGGGTGTTTCTATTGAGATGCGCTGCTAATGCAAACAGTAGAAGTAATTGTCCACCTGATGCGTGCATTCCTGGAGAGTAGGACATCCCAATACAATCAGTTAAAATTGAAATTGGGATGAGGTTTTGGGTAGAAAACGTTGGTTGAAATTGTTCTGTGAACTGTACTGTTGGTGCCATAAATGTAGTTATTATCTAACTACAGTATACAGTTACAGTGCGGTGGGTGCTACAGGTGCTGCTTTTTCAATTACATAATTATTAATAACCAAAATATCCAATCCACATTTTTTGAATGTGGTTACCGCGTCTTGTGGAGTTTCGACAATTGGCTCCTGACAGTTGAAGCTCGTGTTCAGTAACATCGGAATTCCAGTGATCTTATAAAACTCACTAATAAGCTTGTGATAACGTTCATTAGATTCTTTAGTCACTGTTTGTATTCTCGCAGTCCCGTCTACGTGAGTTACACCTGGAATTTTATCAGATACCACAGGCATAATACGAGACATGTATGGACTTGGTTGATTTGTGTCAAAATACTCAGTATAATACTCTTCCAACACGCTGGGAGCAAACGGTCGGAAATCTTCTCGTAGTTTAATAGTCGAATTAATAATGTCTTTGATGTTAGGATTTCGCGGATCTGCAAGAATACTACGATTCCCGAGTGCTCTATTACCACTCTCGGACTTTCCTTGATACCACCCTACTATTTTACCATTAGCAATAGCCTGTGCGAGTTCGGTCGCGATCTCGTCAAACTGCTTATCCTTCCAAGATAACCCTTCAAATATAGCAGTATCAATATCATGTTCTTCCCCAGCATATACTGTGGGAATATGTATATTACCATTTAATACATAGTCGGCGTGCATATATGTGCCTAACGCTTGCCCCTCGTCGCCAGGTGCAGGTGGTACAAATACATTTTCATACATCTTAGTAAATTCTTCAATTAGATAGCCGTTATACGCAACTCCGCCGCTGATACAAAGGTTTGACGAGGTCTTTAGTGAACCGACGACGTGAGTTACAAGACTGGTCGTTACTTTTTGCAATGTAAACGCTACGTCTTCCGTAGGTATTGTGTCGATGATGTTCCAATTTTCTGCCGACACACGTTTATCCGTTATATACTGATTAATAATATCACCAAAGTTCTCGTTGAATTTTCCATAGCCAGCTAATCCCATTAGTTTACCAGCGCCAAGATACCCCATTCCTGTATGTTGGGATAGCATATTCCATAAGCTCCCGATAGTTAACTTATCAGAGAGATCTACAATATTAAAGTGAACATCTACGAAGATGCAGCTGAATGTGCACCCTTGTCCGTCAATCGCTAACACGTCGGAGTCGGTATACCCAGAACTCAGTAACGCATATACAGCATGAGATTGATGATGATCGATGTAATAATAGTTATCAGTGTAATAACTATCCCACAGATTCGTAGGCTTAAATGAAAAAAAGTCTGAGGCAACCGGAAGATGAATATCTAACATATCCGATACGAATTTTTTCCCCAAACTCGAACATGTAAACGCAATCACGTTATTATCAACACTGCAACTATATGTATAATTCGGCACAAAATGCGCTAGGAAAAATTCTCTACTCGGTCTCGAGTCGAAGGGTCCACCATCAGCGAGATTGTGTTTTCTCCTCGAGTACCGTTCCTCCTGTCTATGCAGAATGCCATCATATGTATTGTGATCGTGCATATTTACCGCCGTTGCAAAAATATTCACACGAGCTGCAGCGCCGGGCACTTTGTGGAGGCGGGTCACTTTAGCGTGCAGTGTATTGATGCGAGTACGAGTCACTTTAGCAGGCGATTTGTGTTTTGACCAATCCCGCATATCCGTAGTAAAGTGGCTCCAACTCTCATTTGAAATGTTCGGAGAAACGTGAATGTCTGATGGTCGCATCGCGTTAAAGTCTACTTTGTTTCGTAGAGTTAATTTATTTGCATTAAAGTCTCGATTCGATTTAACCAACAGCAGGCCAAACCCCTCTTGCATCGCGATACATTTTGCTTGATCTACTTCATGCTCGTTGTATTTAAATATGATATATTGCCAGTTAATACATTGCTCTAACTGTTTTCCAAGCTTCATCATTTCCCACACATTTTCGTAGTCTGACCCTATTCGGTATAGTTCACTCTTCTTATCGATACCATCAACCCCAAAGAACCACGCATTTTTGCCTTTACCGTAGCTAAATGCCGTTTTCCACCAATCGACGCTCCGACCAGTACCATTAGTCGAAATTCGCAATTTCTTGTTACGCTCGTCGCACAGTTTTAAAAAGGATAGAAAATTAGGATGATATATCGGATCAGAAATTTGTCCACAGAACGCGACACCGCCATAGTAATCTAAAATTTTTACAAAGTCAATTTCAGCGAGGTCAAACGATCGTTTGATTTGAGACTGGCTTCCTAACTCTTGTCTGTTACATTGTGGGCATCTTAAAATGCACCTGTGAGAAATATCCAAATTAGGTAAAAAATTTCGTTGATTTCGTATATACGTGTCAGTGATTCGGTCCATTACTGCGTCCCTTTTGTGCCACATTGTCGTTTACATGTAGCTGTTGCATGATTAGGGTCAGTTAATAACGTAGTAAAAAAGTTCTCCCACTGGTCAGATCCGAAAATTTGCTCTAATGAATCATTTTTAGATAGTTTTAAGACGTCATCTCGTAAGCCACGTTGCACTATGTCGTCATACGCTGCCCAGTTATCTAACCAACAACACGGAAGCATAAACCCATCGGAAGTGTAAGCGGCAGATTTATGGGTTGCTGGCTCGAATTGTAGGCACTTGGGTATTATTCTTATCATGGCATTAGATCAACTACTCTGACTGGAGTATTAAAATCAAATACTCCATAAGCCCAAAACTTTTCTCGACACGGCCAACAACCCTGGCACGGTTCTATACCTGGTCTATCATATATCATGCCGAACTTCTCCTTTAACACGTACCCAACATATTTGTGTGGTTCTGTTTCACAGGTTTCGGAAACTGGAAACAACGTATCCATTAGACCCAGTTCCCTACACACCCCTGCGATCTGCTTCTTATCGTAGTTCCTAAACGGACTATATTCGTATTTTGTTATATCTTTGTACGAATATACACGCAGCAGGTCGTCACGAGTCGCATTTCTATCCTTCATAAACTGATCTTCCATACCTAACGCTGCTTGATCTTGTATAGGCGGGTTATGAGTTTCGCCAGAGAGCACAAGGTTCAACTTTCCTTCGTGTCTATCAAACATGTCTTTGACAAATTGCCGTTGAAATATGTCTTTAGGGTGGTACTTAATTCCATCATGATCTTTGATAGTTCTGACAAATCCTGTGGTATCAAAAATCCCAACTTCTTGTGGCATTAAATTATTGTTAGGATTGAGGTCATTGAGAACTCTTAATACATTAGCGACGGAACTTTCCGCAATCGGTCTAAGTTTATTATAAAACGTAATAGGCACTAATTTAATATGTGGGAAATATTTAAGAACCACATAACACAAGATTGCTGAGTCTATTCCGCCACTGAGTCGTATCCCTATGTATTCTTGTTGGTTTATAATATCCATGACGTCGTCAGTGAATAACTCGAGTTGTCCAATTTGCATGTTATATCCTTTATATTAACTGTAACTGCTCATACGCGTTTAAGATGGGTATCACATCAGGTTGTTTAATACCTCTCACCCAATACACACTTCCGCCATCTACTATCGAAACATCTCTGCAATAAATCATATTCTTTCCAAACTGTTTACACTCTTGAATAATTCTTGGAGCTGGATCGAAAATCTCTTTTGTGTAGACGTACGTATCAAACAACCCCATCATATTTTCAACAGGTGCAGGTATGTTATTGTGTTTGGGATTCGCATACCCTAAATCGACAGTTAATATTCCGTGATTTGGATACCGATCGACAACCTTTTCTGCTGATGCGTAATACTCTTTATTTGTGCCTAAAAATAAATACTCGAACTGAACATCGTCTACGTGCGAATTATATATCTCGAAATTGATGCGTTTTTCAAAATGTGCACCTAACCCTATACTCATCGGATACACTTCCGTATCGCATATGTCGACAATATGTCGTGTGGAATAAAATAATACAGCTATTGGATATTCAGTAGGGTGATTTTCTGAATATACGGAAATCAGCTTGCCCGAAAACAGACGTTTTAAGGACATTCGTTGAGGGTTGGTGTAATAATTGTAGTTGCGCCACGATAGTGTCAACATACTTCTTCCCATTATTAACGTAACGTCACCGATCGCTGGTGTAAAATCATCAAATATAACATTTTCACAATGTACATATTTTTTCAATATCGACTGTATATAATCTTGCTTTGAAAAAGTCATGTTACATACAATGATCAATCTATTGCTAACTCCAATATTCGTTAAGTACGAGCTATACTCGTAACTGTAGTAGAGCAACCCGTCTACAGGCGTACTGGTGCACACTATATTTAACGTCATCGTTTAACCTACACAGATAGTCGCATTACTGTCCAGGCCCAGTTGGTGTACCACCAGGTGTCGTATTGGTTGTAGTGCCAGAAGAATCGGTGGTGGATGATGCCGTAACTGCACCTGTCGTGTTATTAGTCGTCTGTGAAGTAGATGAGCCATCCGAGTTGGTCGTTGTGGTTGTCGTAGTGGTGCTAGTAGTGGTGGTAGACGTTGTTTGGCCAGTAGTAGAATTTGTCGTTGCACTCGTAGTTTCACCCGTGGTTGGATTAGTCGTCGTAACCGATGTTACTCCTGTTGTCGGGTTGGTAGTAGCAGTAGACGTTACACCAGTAGACGAATCTGTTGCAGTTGTTGTTGTCACTCCTGTTGTTGGATTGGTTGCAGAAACGGCAGTTGTGGCCCCCGTAACCGTTACAGAGCCAGTTGTTTGACCTAGCGAATTCGTAGTAACCGACGATACTAGGCCGCCTGTTGACGGGTCATTTGTAACTCGAGTAGTAACACCAGCATTGTCTGTCGATACTGCGCTAACCTGAACACCTGCTAAATTGGTGTTGACGACCGACGTAGTAAGACCTGCAGTTGGACTATTCGCTGTTGTTGTTATTGACGTACCCCCTGCTGTCGAATCGGAGACTGTGGTGATTACTGCACCAGTAACCGCGTTTGTAGCCGTTACAGTAGTCGTCACCGCGCCTGTCATCAGATTGTGGTATTCAGACGTAGTCGTATTCACGGTTTCTGCCACGGTACTTGACGCGATAACACCAGTCGTTGCGTCAATGGTAGCTGTTGCAACAACCCCGTCTGGGGCAGTGATGGTTACTGTAGTGTCTGGTCCGACAACTGTAACAGCAGTAAGGTCGCCTGTTGCTGGATCTAAGCTCTGGAGTGTTTGATCAAGTCCTTCGTATGCCAAGGCAGCTATTATAGCTGCCACTTGGTCAGTCAGACCAATCTGTAGATTGCCATTATATACTGCGGAGGTTTCGTCTCCGGTGACGTGTAACAATCCGTCTGATCCTAAATATCCACCAGTTTCTGAAGTAGCAGCAGAAGAACCATCTCCAGGCTGGTTATACGAATGGCCTGACGTTGAGGTTGATGTTGATGTAGTTGTCCCAGGAACAGGACTGATATATCCGGTAGTATGGTATATCGTGTGCGATCCAGTTCTATTCGTTGCCGTTAAGGTAACCATGAACTGTCCAGTTGTAGCGTACACGTGGGTAGGATTCTGTTGAGTGGAAGTCACGCCACTACCGTCACCAAACTTCCACAACCAACTAGTCGGCGAATTCATTGAAGTATCAGTGAACTGAATGGTAACTGGAGCTTGGCCACTTGTCGGAGTAAAATTAAATCCAGCAACGGGTACAGGAGGTGCTACATCAATTTGGTGAGTCATCGGTGCACTTGTACCCAGTACATTAGACGCTGTTAGGCTCACTGTATACACTCCCCACTGAAACGGATGTGTCGGATTCTGAGTTGTCGATGTTGCACCGTTGTCTCCAAAGTTCCATAACCAACTCGTTGGGTGACTCTGAGAAGTATCCGTGAACACAACGGAAGTCGGTTGTGCACCTGGAGGTGGCACTGCAGCCGTAAACGACGCAGTTGGGATTCCGCCAATTCGTATGTAACCCATACGTTGTGTGCTAGTGTGACCAATAGGGTTAGTTACAGTTAGCGAAACATTGTAAAATCCTTGATTTTGGTACACGTGTATTGGATTTGTGTCAGTAGACGTAGTGCCATCCCCGAAATCCCACGCCCAATTAGTTGGAGTGTGAGTTGACGTATCTGTAAATTGAATTGTGGCTGGGTCTGCAGTTATCGGAGTGACTGGGGTATATGTAAAGTCCACTAGTGGAGTTCTGCCAACTTGAACGATTATATGGTGTTGTAAATTTGCAGAACTGCTTCCAGCTGTATTTGCCACAACCAGTGTTACTACGTAGAACCCTTGATTAGCGTAACTATGTGCTGGATTCTGTTCTGATGACGTATTACCATCTCCGAAGTCCCACAACCAACTTGTTGGTGAGTTGGTTGACGTGTCAGTAAAGTGAGCAATATACGGAGCTGGTTCTCCAATGTCGTGATCGACAGTAAAGCTTGCGGCTGGAATTGTATAGGCGTGCACCGGTGATTGCGCAGTAGTCGATCCAGCTGAGTTGGCGACCGTTAATGTTACTACATACGTTCCTTGGGTTGGGTATAAGTGAGAAGTGCTGCCAACCGTTGTCGACGTGGATCCGTCACCGAAATCCCAAGCGTATACTAAACTATCAGAAATTGGTGCCCAATGAACGGTTTTATATCCACCAACTGCAACAGTTTCGTCTGTGAAAGTCACAAGAAGTGGTGCCACACCTATCGATGGAGTCGCTGTAAACTCAGCTAGTGGAACCCCAGACGGAGGAAATAGGATATCTGTTAGTTTGCGTACCGCAATTCGAATCTGGGAATATACCAATCGAATCGTTGCAATCCCGTACACGTTTGCATTGCAATCTGTAAAGTTACTTGCAATCACTGTGTCCGCTGGTTCACCAGACGGAACAGATACACTGTACACAACTCCGAGTGCTTGTACAGTGGCAAGTAAAGCAACCCAATCAGCGGGTGTCGGACGGATATAGGTAGATAGAGTAGGCGGTTCCGGGATCGTTTGTAGACCGGCAGCTACGATTAGTCGATGTAGATCAACTACAAGGCGACTGTATTCAAGCTGTGATACGTACGGAATACAGCTGATGTCTCCCCAACTAGTTGAATAAAAGTTAAACGTGTAGGCTGAGGAATTAAACCACAACTCTCCTGGAGATACCTGTGACGAATCTGCAGCAACGTTAACCGCTGCCCCGAGCTTATAAAACGTATTGTCTCTACCGTACCAACGAGCGATTGGAGGGGTGTGACTACTATCTACCCAAATTTGGCCTATTGTCGGATACTGAGAATACAATGGAACTGTACTAGTAGTTGCAGACGGTTGTGCGTAGTTTTCCAATAAATTGAACAGATTATTCCACAACATACCTCCGTATCCAGATGCTCGATATCCATAGAAAGTCATATCCAGATTTTGATACGGAGTAGGTTGAGCAGAGTTGAAGTTAGTTGGGATGATGCCTGGCCGGTTAGTGTGGTCAGTGGCATCTATCAACAGATACCTACCATTCATTAAGTAGTCACTGTACTTGATCTTGTAGGTATCGCCAATCATTTAAACATTCCTTGCAGTGTTAGGTATTTAGTAGCCAATTTGAGGTTAACCACCAGTTGGGGTAAACGTGCCGGCACCGCTGATCGGATCGTACACGAACAGAGCAACGGATTGTCCAGTTGTACCACCGTTTTGAGTGTTTAGTGTTACATTAGCATATCCTGCACCAACCTCGATTGATGCTATTGCACTACCGTTCGCGAACGAGAAGTCAGCAGGTGCGATCGCTCCTCCTCTGTATAGAGTAGCAAATATGCGAACCGGTGTAGATCCCGGATCCCCGTACCATTCGCATCGGCAGTCGACTGTTAGGGGAACCGAGAAGTTCTTGCGATAATTAGTTAAGTTTAACATTGCAGTCTCCACCCCAGTTCCTGTGTTGTCTCCGCCCCACGTTAGCACTGGAGATCCATCAGGCAAGAGTTGCGTAATAGCTTGACTCCATCCTACTGGAGAACCTCCGATCGGCGGATCGATCACCTTAGTTCGTTGATCTAGATCGGTCCCGGTATTAAATTCGTACGTTAGTACGATATAATCCGCGACAAACTTGAACTGAGCAGTAGAATTCGAGATCTGCACGGGCGAACTGACTGCCACGATAGGACCATTAGTGGAGTCAGTTCGGATATCCAATCTGAACATATCGTTAGTTACCGGAATTGTATCAAACACAGTACTGACTACCACGATCCCAGTTCCGTTGACCATACTTACGCTACCACCTGTAATCCCATTGACAAACTCACCGCCGGAGACAGTTCCGGTCAGCGGTTCAATCGTCCAGTATAAAGTTGGTGCTGTACTAGTCACCGTAAACGTTACACTGTCTCCTTTTGCAACTGTTTGTGTAGGTGTGGTGACTGTGGTTGCTGGTGAGACTACTATAGCATTTGCTACATCTGCGGTGCTAGTCGATCCGCCAGTTGAGTTTGATGCAGTCAGCGATACCAAGTACGTGCCTGGGGTCGTATACGTATGTGTCGGATTTTGATCAGTTGAAGTGCCACCGTCGCCAAAACTCCACCACCAACTTGTTGGTGAATTAGACGATTGGTCTACGAAGGTAGAAGTCAACGGAGAAGGACCGGTGATCCCACTTTCAGAAAATTGCGCGACCACGGCTGGAATTAATACCGTCACCGTTGAAGTCGCGGTATTACTGCCAGCGGAGTTGGTAGTAGTCAATGTTACTACGTGCGCGCCGATTGCTGTGTACACGTGAGTTGGATTTACGCCCACCCCTGTGCTACCGTCACCAAAATCCCACGACCAAGAGGTCGGGGTATTCGTTGACGTATCTGTGAATACAACCGTTAGTGGAGTCACTCCTGTAGTTGGTACGTAGGTAAAACTAGTGACCGGTGCGATCACGGCTGGAGTTACCAATATAGTTGCTGTAGTAGAACTACTACCAGCAAAACTAGCTACTGTCAATGTAGTCGTAAACGTTCCATCAGTAGCGTACACGTGTGTTGGATATTGAGCAACAGAGGTGTTGCCATCCCCAAAATCCCACGACCAAGAGGTCGGGGTATTGATCGAGCTATCGACGAATGCGACAGTCAACGGAGCGCGGCCTGTAGTTGGAGTATCCGAGAATGATGCGACTGGGGCAGCAGCGGCTTGAATTGGCTGAGTATAGGTAGACGCGTAGCCTGTTGAATTAGTAATTACTAACTGCACGACAAAGTGTCCCGCAGTGGTGTAGATATGCTGCACAGATCCTGCAACGGTTGAAGTTGAACCATCTCCAAAATCCCACTGATGTGCAGATCCGGCTGAATTCAAGCTAGTATCCGTAAATAGTACCGACATGGGAAGGGCTCCGATAGTCTGCGAGCATCTAAACGATGCAACTGGCAACGGAGTCTGGTGAGGAGTTAGATTGTAATACAGTGCATCAACTGCTGTTACTAGAGCATCGTAATACATTTGCAATAGTCCAATTCCAAAGCGATCGGTAACATAGCTTATAAACGTAGTATCAACAATAGCTGCAACAATTGCTGAGTCGACAGGAGTAGCTGGGGCCGGTGGAGTACCACAATGTGCACGAACGTATTGAATTAAATTAATCCATTCGGCATCCGTCGGCGGTTGATCTGCTGGTAGCAGTGTTGGACGACCAGCAGCTGGCAAGTTCCACGAAATAAATCCAACAACGAACTGGTTGTATTCTAATGTTGATGCGTAGCGATGAAATAGCACATTAACCCACTTGTGTACTATTTGTGGGTGGATTCCTGGGTGATCCGTGACGCCGTCTGTAGGGCCATCCGGCCACAATGTGTTGTATGGTAGGACTGGGCTATTATTCGCGTACTGAGTCGCTAGGATCGGATCCCAAAAAAACAACCCTCGGTTGGTTGGATTGTACCAAAGCACTTGGTCTGTCACCGAGGCTTGGGACGGAATCGGAGAATAGTCACTCACGATGATCCGGCTATTGATCGGATTCCACGTTGACGTGGATGGATTAACACACAAGTGCAACGAGCCGATTCCGACCGAGGTATCAAACCAAATCTGACCCAAGACAGGCCGAGTTGGGCGAGTCGGACTAGCAAAATGCTCTAGCAAATTAAGTAGGTTCGTCCACAACCGTTGACCGTATTCTGGACTACGATACCCTGTAAACGTCAATGAAGTTAATGTGTTAGTAGCAAGTGGATCAATTACACAAAATGTGTTTAAAGTGCCATTTGGGCCAGGTAATCCAGTACTCGCGCCGCGATCGCTATACTGGATACGATATTGAATATCTGAGGTTGCCATTATTAAGAACTGCTCATAGTTTTATATTTAGGTAAGTGCACCATAGTAGGTGCCCCATGTTCCGAGTGGTAGCGAGAATCCTCTAGTGTTTACAACAGCTGCACCACCCACGCCACCTGCAGTGGCGTTCATCGTGTAGTGCCAAGTAGCAGCATTTGTAGTTCCGGTTTGTGCGCCGAGGTGACTTTGAGAGTTCGGATCATTAATGTCTCCGCCACCACCACCATTGGTCGGACCTTCTTGATGCCCAGCTGTGCCTGCAACCCCTAAGTTTCCGCCTGCTCCTCCGTAACCACCGTACGTGTAGTAATCAGCACCATTGTCACTCCCGCCGTACATTCCTCCGCTCCCACCAGTTGCACTTCCACCAGAGCTACCTGCGGTAGCTTGGTAAGTATGATATGATCCGCCTGACGTTGTACCTTGTACAGGGCCTCCGACACCGGCAAGGTTTCCGGCCCCACCACCACCACCACCACCTGCACAGTATAGGTT